ATGATAACGATTAAAGTATACCTAAGAAAACATAATCAGAACTTAACTACAGGAGTGGTATGGGTTTCTTTTTATATAAATCGAGAAAAAGTAAACTTCTCTACTAAAGTAACAGTTGAAGAAAAACATTGGAATGATAAAAAGAAATGTGTTGCTCCCGGAGATAAATTGTGTAATGATAAGAATCTGATTATAGAAAATGTTCTTTCAAGAATTAATAATGTTTTAGTGAAATATAGGTTAAGGGATAAAAAGCTGACTCGTAGTTCCTTTTTGAAGGCTTATCATCGCCCGTCTGACTACAATACTTTCTATGAATTTATTGTAGATCATCAAAAGAAGATATCCTCAAGAATGGAAATGACAACATTAGCCACACATCTTTCCGTCATAAATAAGCTGAAAGAATATAATGTGAATCTCAGTTTTGATGATATTACGAAAGATTGGTTAGATGATTATTTTTGCTATCTCAGAAAAGAACTTGGGAATAATGATAATACGGCTTATAAAAATATGTCAACTTTGAAAAAATACGTCAGAGCTGCATATAAAGCGGGATATATGGATGAAAACCCTTTTGAGGACTGGAGTATAAAGAGAACGACGTCAACTTGCGTTTACTTATCCGAAGATGAATTACATAATCTCGTCAGTTTATATCATTCAGGAAGTCTTGAGTATAAATATCATAAAACATTGGAGTTTTTCTTGTTCATGTGCTTTAGCTCTTTACATGTCGGTGATGCCAGACGCTTACAGTTAGAGCAGTTTGCCGAAGATCATTTTATATATTTTAGAATGAAACTGAAGAATAGTAAGCCTGCTCCAATCCAAGTACCCATTTCAGAACCACTCAAATCACTGCTACGTAATATTGTTGGTATAAGAAAGAAAGGACCTGTATTTGAGCAAATGCCATCTGATCAGGCTATGAATATACATTTGAAAGAAATTGCAAAGATTGCAGAGATTGACAAGGTAATCACTCACAAAGTTGGTAGACATACTTTCGCAACTATTTTCTTAAAGAGAACTAAAGATTTAGCTACCTTAAAGGAGATAATGGGACACTCAGATATTAAAGAGACCTTGGTATATGCACATGTACTTGATGAAAGTAAACAGGAAGGAATGCAATGCTTCAACTGCTTCGCTATTTAATTGTACTTTTGTGCGGTTAAGAGTTATCCTTCTGATAAATAAAAAGATGCGGGCGCACAATATTTGTACAACTCAGTACAACGCCCGCACTATTTTCACTTCATTAACAAATCCCATCCGGCTTCAATATCTGCCATGACTGCGGGAACTCCGTTTTCTACTTGGCTGATGGCTGCGGTGAAGGCACACATTGTAGCTTTGTCGTTAATATCCGGAACGTACGTTGAGGGAACTTGCATTTCGCTGCACACACGAGTGATGTATCCGGAAGTGTTGTTCTCGCAGGGAGGTGCCCAACGATTAATAAACTCAGCAATAGTCTGTCGGTTATGTAGTTTCCGATAATTTTGCAGTAACTTGATCAAAGCACGATAGCCGTATGCCATCGAACTAAATTGTTTAAAACTCTGGTCTTGACTGGGAACGATTTCACCTTGCCATTTATCCCGATCACGTCTAATGTTACCGGGATTGTTGTTTCGTAATCCTCTACTCATTTTCTTGTTTTTTCTAAATGTTAATCATATATTTATAGCGCCTTTGTCAACCAAATATCAATTGAAGTACCATCTTATAAACTGTACGATTCGTGAGAACCGTACAGTTTTATTTTTTAGTCAATGAACTCTTCATACAGTACCTCCATAAAATCGGCGCTTTTCATTGATCCGGGAAAGATCATATTCTTACCGTTATAGGGCATACACAGGTCAAGATTATAGCTCTCAGCGGTATTGACATTCAAAATTTCATCGAACTCTTTCTGAGTAAATTTCTTTTCTTCCATCTCCACCTCTTCATCCAACTTCTCAGATTTGAAGTTAGTGACCTCTTCCATATACTTGTTGAAAATTGGCATGAACGCTTCATGCTTGTCGTATTCCTCTTCGGTGAGAGCAGATTTTAGCATTTCAGGAGTAAGGTTATGAATGTCCTTATCCCCACGGGCCTTATTTTCCAGTTCGTTTATTTCCTGAAGCTGTGTATCATAACCCTCCGGCTTCAGCCCTTCACGGGCTTCCTTTACATCCTCTTCAAACTGTTTGCGAAATTTGCCGTAATAAATACGGGTCATCATCACTTTAGATTTGAGCTCTGCCGACAGTTCCTTATCTTTATAAGCAAGAAGAACGGCTTTCAGGATAGATGCCTTCTTAATTGCATCACTGAGTTTCACTTTCACGATTTTCTTTTCTGTTTTTGTTTCTTGATTTTCCATTGATTCTGTTTTAATGTTATTCTACGATAGTGTTAAATATCATACCGGATACGGCCTGTTCAACAGCTTTCTCAAATTCGATGCCGGCTGTCAGAGCCTGGTCCCGTTCCGGTTCATTCTCCTCAGATGGATTGACCATATCGTTCAGTCCACGGGTAACCGTAAAGGAATACTTGAAAGGTGCCATGGCGTTCGAATCTGTTTTTTGTACGGAAGCGTCAATGCGCTTGATCCGTTTACTGTCGTTATAGACTTCGACCGTTCCGGATACTTTAAATCCGTTGATCTCTTTCTCCACTTTCATTGAAGTGGTTACATTACTGATTTTTGTTTCTTGATTTTCCATTATTCTAATTTATTTGGCTCTAAAGAAGATAGAACCGGATTGATAATTGTCTCCTAAGTATCTCGCTGTATAGTTTACATAGTTATTTTGAGAAGTCTGTACACGAGTAAATGATTGAGAGTTGAATGTATACGACTCTCCCTGTGACAGCATTTCTCCGATCGGAGCAGGAGATAAAGACTCACCCATACCACCGAGGAAAGCACCAATCGGATCAGACTCAAGGAATACTGAGAATCGGGCTTTCTCCCATGCTCCTTTAATAGACGTAAATGTACATTCCAAATGATATTCATTCGCAAAGTCATTAACGACCTTATAATCAAATTTAAAGCTGTTCGGTACAGGCTTGGCAAGGGGCTTGACCATGTAAGCTGTCTCTAAAGGACCCTGATTCATTGAAAACAGAGTCACATTTATACTACTGTAAGACTGCTCTGAAGCTTCAGCATAGGAAGCAACCATATAAACATCCACTTTACCGTCCGGCCAATTCGGAACATCCAACACCACTGCATATTCTTGTTGCTGCATCTCCATAACGGACCTGTTCAGTGTACGGAATCGAAGTTCTCCGTTTGCCTGATGCCTTACCACCACACCCATATAAGCCCTGCTGATATCGGCTATATTATTAATTGATATTTCAGCATTCTGCCTTAGCAGGATGGAGCATCTGAATTGCGAATTGGGATACAGGCCGGGGTCCGGATGCATCGAAAACAGATGTGGGGCTTTAGGATTATAGCCTGCATAATCTGAAATTCTCAACGGACTGCCGCTACCGCCGGGAAAATCCCATGACCAAGGAGACATGGGGGAACCCACAGCCGGAAGAGAGCCGGTCGGAGGAAGGATGATACCAAAATTCCCATTATCAGCTTTCCACCAGGCATCGGCATCCGTTACAAACTGTTTGTTGAATTTAACGGGCTTCTTCAAAGAGAAGATGTTCACATTCGCCCGAACCCCAAAATAATCGCTTGAGTTATCACCGACGCTACCACCGTTTGCGTTTAGGGTATCGCGGATATCCAGGTTAGTAAACCGATCAGGAATAACATTATAAACAGCCATCCTCACCTCCTTTCCGAAGGAAAGTAACACTGCCAGACAAAGCGATATCGCCAGTTTCACCGTTATAGACATAATCACCTTCAATTAGTTTTTCATACTCAAAATCCTCTTTCTTTTGTTGTAAGGAGATTTTACCCCCCCCATTTTGTAACCATATTTTATAATAAGGTTACCTTCAATAAATAGTTTTACTCTTTCCATATCATTCAAATCTAAAATAGCATGTAAAACGATAATAATCATTAGCAGGAAGAGCCGGAACATCCGGCATAGAGACCGGTGTTCTGAAGTTGACGGACTCACCTGCCATCCAGTCGTTTCCTAAGCGTGTCGGTGTAGTGGAAGATGTTATGCTTTGTGCTTTCTCGGCAACAGTAACACCGTCACTTGCACGGGTCGCAATGACTTTTACTGACTTTAAATAGTAATTATTATCCAGTCTGCTTATTAAGCAGCCCTCTTGAAAGAGACTTCCGGAGTTGATAATCGCCGTACCGATTAAAGATATCTTTCTCGCTTCGATAATGCTGAGTCCAAGGATGCCGAACGAGTAAACATCGGCATGCGGGGTGACAATATCAACGGTCGACTCATCAAAACCGTCCTCTGCGTTCAAGCTGTAATAGGATTGTGTCGTTTCACCCTGCCAGGATGGAACCTGCGATGTACAGATGAATACCTTTATCCTGACTCCCGTCTTATCTGATTTCAAGAGCTCGCAATCGGATATGTTCAGTGTCACCCCTCCATTGAAAATTGTAACCGAAAGCGTTTTAATAAGCGTCCGGTTTCCGTATGTGACAGCACATCCCAAATATGAATTAGAGGGGAATATATCGGCCGGGACAACATTGTATGTTGAATCAAGTGATTTCAGCATCAACTTCACAACAGTGGCACTGCCGGAGGCAAGGATAAGTCCGGAGGGAAGCATGGTAGTGAATGGTACGGTAGCTTCCGGATTGTATCCGGCAAAATCACCGACACGCAGGTTGTACGATCCCTGAACAGGTATATCATAGGTGTAAGTTCCGGTCAGTAGTGCAATATCCGCTGTACGGGGGACATTGATGCCGTAGTTTCCGGAATCGGCACGGAACCAGTTCGGGTCCTCCGTATTAAACATGATATTTCTTTTCACCGGTTTACGTTTGCTCCACATGTTAATGCGTGCAGCAGCAGAGAAATAGTTAAGCGAGTTATCGCCCACACTTCCACCATAAGCGTTCAGGGTATCGCGGATATCCAGGTTAGTAAACCGCTCAGGGATTCGATTATATACCGCCATTAAGCAGCCCTCCTTTCTAATTGTTCAATTCTGTTTCTCAATTTGATATTTTCCTTTTCCAAAGCATCCATTCTCAACTCCGTGTCTGACTTCCATTCATAGTCTGAAAGGAGATGATCCCGGAGGAACCGGGCTGCATGCACTGCGTATACATAAGCGCATACAGCATAGTCCATCGTTTTAAAGTTACTTGTCTCATGGGTCAGTTCCGGAAGGATCTGCTCGGTGTACTGAGCATAACCACCCACATGGAGAAGCCCGTCACGATCTCTCTTCTTGCTGTTCCAGCGGTAGTAGATAGTGGGTGAGTCTGCGATCTGATCCAATTGCAGGGTTACTTCACCCAGATAGGTTTTATAACGTGAGTCGGAACCCCAGGTTGAATAACCGGAGACATAGTGGTTACCGGTGAAACTCCAATTACCGCCGCCATAGTCCATGATATAGGATTTTCCAGAACTGGAATTGGTTGAGGTTGATGTTCCCCACCACCAGTACATGTGATCATTGGAGTGTACACCGATACCAAAGGTATTATCAGAAGCCCTCACTTCTATTCCTCCATGGTCTGACCTGCCCTGGAATACAGCATACACATTAAAACCTGATGCGCCTGAGCCGCCATAGATACCACTTACAGCAAGACCGCCATTAGTACTCAGGTGACCGCCGGCATAAATCCTGCCACTTGCGTTAATACCTCCGGCGGTATGGATGGCATCGGAAGAGGTACTGCTGACATAGAACTGCTTACCGTTATAGACACGTACCCAGGTCGAATCTGTCATGTGGATACCACCGCCATAGGATTCACAATAGAATCCATTACTTCCACCGGCCCTGACCCAACCGGCAGAATATATGTCTGATGTAGTGCTAATCCTTCCGTTTGCATTTAAGGTACTGCAAGTCCAGGCAGCAGAAGAATGGTTTGAGTTATAACCGGTCCATATATGGTACATTGTGCCATAACTTGTAGCGTGATATTTTTGACTGCTTATATAAATAAGAGGAGCACCACCCCTTGAAAAATGCAAAGCACACATATTCGGAACATCAGTACCACCATATCCATTAATCCATAAAGTATCGCCCCAATATGAATCAGGATTAACGCCTGTCATAGCTACTTTGACCCCCATACTATTATTGAAATAGGTTTGAGGATTCGCCTGTTGTCCGCCGACATAGTTCGGAAGTATATATGTGGCAGATGCAGAATTACCCATAAAATGGTTACCATACACATAGTTCCATAAGTGCCCGGCATCTCCCAAGCTATAGGTAGAACTACTATAAGGTAATACACTTCCATTCACAAACAAGCTATTAGCAAAATATAAACTTCTCGCAGGTTTAGTAATGAAATGTACATATGAATCATTTTCTGCTCCAATTTTTATTTCAATACCATTATATCTTGAATATAGAAAGCCTGCATCTGCTATAAGATTACCTCCGTAAACATTTGTATATCCAGTATCAGTTATATTTCTAAATTTAAATTCTCCTGAATTAGTAAAATACACTACTCCTGCTGTTACTCCTGGCTGATGAAAACCAATACCTGGATAAAGATTACTACCATTACCATTAACCATCATAGATGTAGCAGCATATCCATTTCCAGTTGGTTCTCTAAAATAAGTATTATATAATCTTCCATTAGTATATCCCCAATAACCAACTTGCTTAGCATTAGACCTAAATTCTATAATTCCATCAGCTTGCCAATGTAAACCAGTATCGCTGTCTCCAATAGCCAAACTAACAGCAGGACCACCTTCATTGTTATTTGTTCTATTAATAAATAGTTTTCCATCTGAATCAAGAGTCATTCTATATCCATTAGTTCCAAACCACCAATCGAAACTATAAGCATTTCTGATACCGGCACCTACAGTCCATAAAGGTTTATCTGCACCTACAGCTGTATTATTATTGTAATAGCTAATACTTGATTCTTGACCATTTCTATTAACGACCCCTAATTTGCCATAAGATGAACCACTGTATCTCACAAATATACCTTCCTCACTGGTTCCATTACATCTGATTTCATAGTTGCCAAGTCCTCCTCCAAGACCAGATTGAGTGCTTTTAGCTACTGCAACATGGAACATTCTATCAGCACTTGCTTGTTGAATATATCCCCAGTCTTCTCCTTTAATATCAATGGCCTTTCTATTTAATATTCTAATAGTTCCTATTGTACCAAGTCCAGTTCCAGATATATCACTTCCAAGTTCAACGATAGAATTTTTTATTTCGGTGTTAAATACCTCTCCACTCTGAGAATTGAAATACTTAACATAAAACGGTAATCCTGTAGTACTTATATCATATATAAGGGTTTTGATACTATCTAAACTTGCAGCAGACGCCCATTTAAGACCGGCATATTTAACTCCATTATAAGTAAATGTACAAGGCTTTGGAGCATCTTCACCTTCATTTATACCATAACCATTGTATAATACGCCAAAGTTAACATTTGTTTGATTGTACCTTTTGATAACATTAAATTGTACAGAACCATTGGGATAAATGCCATTTCCTCTTCTGTAAAACATAGTACCGCTTGCATAATTATATTCAGAATCAGCAGGACTAAGTTTACATAAAGCAACGACCCACCACCCATAGTCTGAATATATATTTTGTCCCTCAAAGTAAGGAGTTGCAACTTTATTACAATCTTCAAGAAAAGCTATACCTTTCCAATCAGTAGCCCAAGAAGAACCTTTGCCATCCCTATAATATAATCTATTATTAGTGTTATCTGTTGAAGAAGGCCCAACAAGTTCCCAGGTAGCATAACCTTCTCCCCAACCTTTCACATGAATACCTGACCACCAGTTAGAGGATGGCATGCCAGACATATGAAATAAGCCACTAATATTATAATTATCATAAGAGGTTGGAAGTATTGTGTCATTTCTTCTATCAATAACTCTTAAGTAATTAGATTTACTTGAATACTGAATACTGTTTTGGTCACCACCATACGCTAATGCATAAAGGTTGGAATCCAGACTACCATCAGCTTTGAGAAATTGTGATGCGGTTCCATTAGGTGTTTTCTGATATAAATCAGGCAGTGTGATGACCCCGTTAGCCGCTTCATAGAGTGTGCCATTCAACATTATGTTTCCACCACCGCCACTTCCACCGCCACCGATAACGGAAAGTTTGCCACCTTCTTTCGACAGAGTGGCCGGGTCATAAGGTAGCAGGTCGAGAAGGGTCGGAGCAGTATAATCGCCCACCGCATTCCAGGTTGTGCTACCTGTGATCAACAGGTTACCATCCAGTTTCCAGACTTTATGTGTCGGATCGTAATCGAGCAGGCCACCGTTTACCTTCAGACCGCCGATGAAATTCTTTTCACCGGTAATCTCCTGAGCACCGGCAAGGGTGACGAAGGTATTCAAACGATCCTGTAAACCATTGATTTTGCTAATCTCTAAAGTGGGGATATCAGAGGCTATCAACCCTGATGCGGACGTTGCACGACCATAAGCGTCAACGGTGAGCTTAGTGTATGTACCGGCCTTTATTCCGGAAGGAGAAAGGGACAAGGTACGATCCGCAGACAAATCACCACCCCCGGAAAGACCGGTGCCGGTAATAATGCTACGGGTTTTATCCGCTTTGACAGATAGAGCAGTAGCAAGGGTATCCGTTTCGGAGAATCCGGCCAGGAACGCTTCAAGTTCCTTCCATTTGTTGATTGTCGAGTCGGTATCTGATCCGGTGAGAAAGGTAAGCAGGGTATTGGCTATCTCTGTAACATTGCGATATCCTTCCGTAGTTGGAAGACCGGTTCCTTTCAGGGCATTAAGGTTCGTATGTACAAAGTTCTCTGTTGCATATCCGGCAAGAGCTGTATCCAGATGTGACTTGTCGATCTGTTGAGAACCACTTTTCAAGAGTGCGGTCCACATGGAGGATTCGTCGAAGCTTGAACCGGCACTGCCGATTACTGACAGCCGGCCACCCTCTTTTGACAGGGTAGCCGGATCATAAGGCAACAGATCAAGAAGGGTCGGAGCTGTGTATGTTCCATTGTCCCAGCCGAAAGTGATATTACCTGAGATCAGCATATTACCGTTCAGTTTCCAAACTCTTTCGGTCGGATCGTAATCGAGCAGGCCACCGTTCACTTTCAGTCCGCCGGTGAAATCTTTTTCACCGGTAATCTCCTGGGCACCGGCAAGGGTTACAAAGTTCTCTCTGACGAAAGTCTCCGTAGCGTAGCCGGTAAGAGCGGAGGAAGTGATATAGCCTTTATCTGTGACAAATTTCTCTGTCGCATATCCGGCAAGAGCACCGGACAAATGTGACTTGTCGATCTGCTGAACACCTTCTTTACTGAGGACGCCCCACATGGCCAATTCATCAAAGTCAGAACCGGCATTGATCACAGACAGTCGGCCGCCCTCTTTTGACAGGGTAGTCGGGTCGTAAGGGAGCAGGTCGAGAAGAGTTGGTGCGGTGTATGTGCCATTGTCCCAACCGAAAGTAATGTTACCTGAGATCAGCATATTACCGTTCAGTTTCCAAACTCTTTCGGTCGGATCATATTCTATCAGACCACCATTTAAAGTTAACTTTTTTAGGAAAGCTTCGCCTTTTTGCGTGATTCTGTAGGGATCATCCCCGCTGCTAAATTCGACACCTCCCAGAAGACGAAGTAAAAAATTGGTTTCGTCTATCTGCTTTTTACTGATAAAGATATCTTTTAAACCATCAGTAGAAACTTTCTTTAATCCTTCATTCAACCAGTATAGCACTTCTGCCACATGCCGGTTAGAGACACTGTGCTTGAGTACTGCTTTGTCAATGTAGTCAATGAGTTCATCTATAATTTGTTGCTGATCGGCCATATCAATTAAATTGAGGTGTGAACTGTTCGGTATGTATACGGGGATTTCCTATTTCGTCCTCTGAAAGTGATCCGGTGTAGCGAACATCGGAGTCAACGAAATGAAGAGTCATTTTAATACTTTCCGGTACAGTGGAGCGTATGGCATGGGTGAGGTTGTCGGCTACGGCATTTACCCTGATGTTTCGTCCGGAAAGTCCGAGTATCTTTATGTCATCGGAAGCAAGCATATCCATTAAATGCACAAGCTCTTCGGTATTGCGATATCCTGATTCGACCTGAAGCTTGTCACGGGCAGACTGTCGCTCGCGGGCCTCGATATAGTCATCAATGCTTTCATCGTAAATCTGATAAGTGGAGTCGGACTCTATTTCAGACTCGATGTTACCGATACCGGTGACTTCAATGCGTTCATAGGCTCCATAGGAGTTGAGAAATTCAAGTAAATAACGTTCACGGGATACTGTTCCGGGAGTGATGACAATAGTACAACTTTTGATTGATCCGGAATAGATATCGAAAACAGAAGCTAACTTTTGATTAGTTTGAAACAGTTTTTGCCGGAGCCGATATAGGTTAAGGGCTACCGGCTGTCCGGCTGTTCCGGACAAAGAGGTTTCAATGCCGGCTGCAACTATTTTTAATGCACCATCCGGATAAAGGAAAGGAATAGGTAGGAGTTCGGTTTCTCGGATGGTGATGATCCGCCCGTTGGTACGGGTGGTTTTGAAGAAATTAACCGATGAATTGAGCAGCTTCCAAGTGAATATATTGCTGTTTTCATCTAACAGACGGCGTAATAGCCGCTTGCTGATGCCTCCGATAACTGCTTTCAGAGAAAGAGTTTTAGTTTCTCCCTGGGTGTTTTGGACACTAATGGCAATATCTGTAGCTGAAGTAGAATCGGCCAGTAATATATCAGTGGATTCGTTAAGCAGATGTTTGGGACTGAGAATACCTGAAAGGATATCCTGAAGAAAAACAGAGAACTCACCTTCACCACTTCCGGAAAAGATGGTGCGGTCGGCCTGACGAATAGTGTAGCTGACTACTGAACTGGAGTTTATGGTCAGCTTGATGGGATTTCCGGCTAAAGCGATTGTAGACGGATATATGTTTGCTGTTAAACTCATAGTGCATTGTAATTAGTTTGTATAATGGTACCGGACACAGAAGAGGTCGAAGAGCAGTACAATGCCAGGAACTCTTCCCGTTCCGGAGTGGGGGTGGTGATGAAGCGGAAAAATTCATCGGTTGTAGCCCCGGAGGAACTTGTAAATTTCCGGTAAGCGGCAAGCAGTGCAGTTACATTGCTTGTCTCGATTGCTGCTGTGATGGTTTTATCGTCATTCATGCTGCAAATATGATGTTTTGATCATGTGCGGCAAAGGACAACTAAAGCAGTTCTGCTTTAACGGAAAGCCCGTAAGTAATGGCATAGTGTACGCCTCCGTATTCTTTATCTTTCCAGATGATATCACCTTGAGACGTCTGACCATTGGGAACCCGGACCTTGTAGTAAAGGTCGAAACTGTAATTGATTTCTTTGATGAAGAACTCTTTGCCGGCTTCATAATCTTCTTGAGTCGGTACAGTAAACGGTATCTCAATATCCGAAACCTGATCACTTACCTCGTTTTTACGTAGCACTCCGAGCCATTGCGCCGGTGGGGTAATAGCCTTCTTCCACTCCTCGACTTGTGCCCGTATCTTGAGTTCTACTATGTTTTCACGATTATTGTGAAACGCCCATTTGTAGAGTTGCTCAATCGTTTGTATTCCTTGCTCTGCATCCAAGTCTAAATCGGTTTCCCCGACAGGGATTAGGAGACGAAGGGTACGAAGACGGACAGTAGCCGGACGTGAAAGAAGTTTGGGTAATGTATAGCGCACTGTATCAAGCAGTAATCGTTGGCCATCTATATTGATCGTTTGACTGAAATCAATATTGAGTAATTGAATTGGATTCAAGTGTACAGGAACTTCAACCGTATGATTGGAATGTCGGAGAATGGCGTCAAATCCCTTCCAAAAACGGGAGAACAGGCCATTATCACCAGTAAAGGTCATGGAGATATCAAATGTGTGTCCGTTGATGGCAATAGCCTCACCGCCGGGTGCGTAACATCTTGGCGATCCGTAGGGGTAGGGAGTGGATGCACGGGGCATGGAAAAGCAAAAGCATAGAGGAGTTTGGGTGCTTTGTTCCTCTGCCAGTTCTACGCTGGCGCTGGAAATATTGGTATATTTGTGTACTTTTCCCAGGAGATAGGCAGGACAAACCGGTTGGTCATCGGGGTAAGAACCTTTCATCGGCAGGCATTCATCAATAGATGATATCTCCATATAACTGATGTTTGCCCCTTTATCCCAGGGGAAGAAGTCAGAGCTGCGGGCTTCACGAACTCCGGTCAGATTGTTCCGGACATAATAAAATCCATCCCATAAAGAATAGGTGAGATATCCTTTTGCTGTGTTACTTGACAAGACATGGCCAAAGGGTTTAAGAAATTTGTCGAGTGAGTCGGCAGTAGGAGTAGCTACTAAATTGGTATAAGGACCGGAGATATTGGTCGATGCGGAAAGTTTGAGTTGCTGTGCAGCGGCATAGTTGATAACAGGCCGGGCCGACTTGAGCAGGGACCAGTTCAGTGAGGCCGGAGTTGAGATGATATCTTTGATAAATTTGAGATTAACGGTTTTATTTTTACCATCAACAAAATACACCATACCAAAGCGACAGTAGAGGGCTTGTAGGAACTCGTTAATCGTGCAATCGGGTAGAAGGTCAGAGTAATCAATGAAGCCCTTGACTATGCTGTCGGCCATGTTGTTCAGAACTACCAGACGGGAGAGTTGACGGTGGGTTGAGAATGGATTTTCAAGGACCGTATAACCGTACTGGACGAATATAAAATTGAGTATCCAAGATACTTTTAAAAATGGGCTGATGGCATAACCTTCAGGAACGGAAGTAAGGACGGGTTCGTTATTGATAAGGAATGTTTCCTGTCTGGCAGTTCCCTGAAGGGAGTAGGTACCATTCTCTAATTTAGTTATCTTGTTGATGTATTCGGGGTAGTAAGTGGTGGTTTCCGTACCGTTCACGGTTGTTGTATGTGATGGCATGGCTACACAAATGGGAAAGACGGAAAGAGCATCGTCTACGATTGTTTCATTCATAATAGAATTGAGCAGGTTGATGACTCCGGCTGTTCCCCCTTCGGGACGAATAACCGGAGCAGAGAGGGAACGGAGTGAAACAGCATTCCATTCCGAGTAGAGTTCAGACTCGTCAAAACCTATATTGGATACGATTCCTCCGGATTTGGAGGCTTGTGTGATGTTCATCTTACCTATTCGGTTGTAGACACCATCGGAGACGGTGACACGGGCATCCGGGGCAGGGGAGTAGGTACTATCCGGACGATGGACATGGGTGATCAGTGAAAGGTTATTTCGGGAGGCAGGAAGCGTGGCCGGTACGGATTGTGAGCCACGTTCGTTGTAAATAGGGGAGGTGTCTTCGATCTCAATGCTGAAATCGTTTTGAAGATCGAATATTCCTAATTGATTTTTTATCTTGAGTGACATGTGTTATTGTTTTTTACGGGTGAATGGTTCCTTTGATTTATCTGCTAATTCTTGTGCTTCGTTGAGCTCGCGAAGCACGATGTATGCTTTGAGGTATTTAAGTTTCTCAATCAGTGCATGTAGCTCTTTGATCAGTTGAGCCAAGTTTGCTTCCTTATCAGTCGGTGAAGAAGTTGTCTGAGAGGTATGGGAAGTACTGTTACGGATCAGATCGTAATTGCCTTCAGCACGCTGGGGAACTCGGCCACTGCGGGCATCCTGAATGGCCTGTACGACAATGGGGTAATTAATGTGGTGCTGAAGACGGGAAAGATCTTCGGCATTGATGATCAGCTCTGCTCCGGATTCTGAGATCAATGAGGTACGGCGGACGATTCCGGTCGGTGAATCACCTATGTAGGGAACATCCCGATAGGTCCGGCCATCATCTTCACCAATGACATCGTATCTGCCGGATGCCCATTGTTTGACTTGCACCTGAGCAGTTTTGGTACTGTCGGTATTGTTATCGGTTGCGGAAGTGGAAGAACTCCCCCCCTTAATCAATCCTTTGAGCGTTGATTTTGCAGCGGCCAATGCTCCCATGATCAGTCCGGAGAGAACTGCGGCACGGGCTGCACCGGTTGCTCCAAAGGTTGCAACAGAGTCGGGCATGGCATAGGCTTCGGCAGCAGAACGGGCTACAGCTCCGACGGCTACACCCGTGGCCTTGGCTATTTCAATATCAATCATCTGGCTCAGTACATCGAATAGGATATCGAGCATGGTATCAGCAAAGTTCTGCAAGGCATTTTCTTGACCTGATATCATTTGTCCGAGGGTATCGCCGATCTGTTCACCGTATTGCCGGTACTGTTGTGCCTGTTCAGTGAGCCTTTGTTTCTCCTTCCTGGCCAGTTCGTCTTTTTTCTTTTGAGCGGCATCTTCAAGTTTCTTCCGCTCTTTTTCTTCATCTTGAAGACATTTTACTTTAAAGTCGAGTAGTTGTTGTTCAATGGTGCGCTGTTGATCAGCGTCGAGATTAGCAATTTTGAGAACACGTTCCAGGTGCATGATAGTGAGGTGCTCCATTGCTTCATTGTACTCTTTCTCTGTTTTCAGATTTTCATCCTTACCGGAAACATAGAGAAGTTTTAGGTCCTTTTGTTGGTTTTCATAAAGTGTCTTTTCTTCAGCGAGCTGTCGGTTCATCTGCTCTTTTTGCTGCTTAATTTTGATATCGTTGATTCGATTTTGGGCATCAATACCTTCTTTACTTTTTGCACCGGCTATATTAATGATACGTTGCTGATGTTCTAATTCGAGGGTTTCCATCCGGTTATTGAACTGCTGTTCGGTTTGCAAGGTTTCGTCCTGGCGTTTGAGATAGGCTTCTTTGAGTTCCGACTGGTGTTGAGAGTAGAGCTTGGCTTCTTCTTCAAGCCTCTTTTTAAGAAGGGATTTGGCTTTCTCTTCATCAATTACGGGAGTTGTTATTTTGTTATTTGTAGTTTCTTCATTCGCTTTGTTGACCTCCTCTATGGCTAAAGCTGATTCGCCTATCTCTTTGGTTATTTCATCTATTTTCTCAGAAATTGAGGATAAATTTTTTCGCGTTTCATTAAGAGTTTCTAAAGCTTTTCCTTCTTTTTCTGTGCCAAAAAGTCTGGAAATTTTAGCTGTAAGGCTATTCCGATTATATCCTTGTAAGGTATTGGTTTGGCGAATCTTCCAATATTGATCACTTTGGGTTTCTTCATCTTTTTCCAGTGTACGTTTCTGGGCATAAAGATTTTCAAGTTCTTGCTGTGCTGCTTTTAACTTGATTTGCTTTTCAAGTTGTACCAGGTAATCTTTGATTGCGTCTGTATTGTTTTTCGTTAATGTTCCTTCATCGGTTAGTTTGGCATTGTAGTCTGGAATGATTTCTTTTAGATCATTTAAAGCCTTTCGACGAACATCAAGCGCAATTCCATTATCATTGATGACAGCAGTCAAAGCACGTATCTTCGATTCTTGTTGAATAAATGATTTATTGGTCTCTTCATTTACTTTTTTTATTCCTGATACAGAATCTTTTAATTCATCGTTTTTCTTTTTTAAGTTTATGAGGTAGGCTATAGCTGTGGCCGCGACTACGGCTATTATACCATAGGGGTTTGTCATTAGCTCTTTCTTAATGGCTTTTAAAGACTTTGCAATATTATTATTCCAAAATGTAACGACTTTACTGATTATTACATCAGAGTTCTTAGCAGCTGTGTAAGCTATAAGGGCAATGGTCAATAATGTAATGGCCCTTTTGTTTTCATTGATGAAATTTAATAGTTTAATGAGTTTTCCAGTCCAACTGACAGCACCATTTGCTGCTGATATGAGGGCGGGATTGAGTTTTTCTAATAATTCAATACCAAGTTCCTGCATGCGGTTTTTAGCTTGCGATAGTTTAGCTGCCGCTGTTTCTGATTTTGTGGCAGCCTGTTCCATGGCTACAGATGTACCCGTAACTGCTTGAGTGTAGTATTTTACCTTATCGGCTTCATTGATAAGTACGGAGGCCACATTGTATCCTTCTTCTCCAAATTGCTTCTTAATCTGGGCTGCTGAGAGTTGCTTTTTCTGAAGGTTATCCAAAGCTTTCTCTAAACCAACGATTTTGGGATTTGTATCGTCTGCTCCGGTTTGTAGGGTAAGGAAGAATTTCTTTAAACCGGTACCGGCTATTTCGTCTTTGATACCTTTTTCGGCCAATGTTTCAATAGTACCCACGAGCTGTTCGATAGGAATTTCGGCAGAGGCAGCAGCTACTCCGGATTTGGTAACGGCTGTGGTGACGGACTCTACGGCTGCCGCTCCATATTTAGAGCCGGCGGCCATGACGTTTGCATAGCGTGAAGCTTGGTCGGCACCATCACCGTATTGATTAAGAGAAAGGGTTACGGCATCGACTGCATCCTTCAGGGTCATACCTGATGCAGAAGCTAATATAAGGGTCTGTTTTGTCACCTCGGCCAAAGCTTCTTTGTTGTCAAGAAGTTCGGGCTTGGCAGAGCCTACCAATTTGTAGGCATCAAGAATTTCTGTTGCGGACTGTCTAATGCGAATGCCGGATTCGGTCATTGTCGTTGACAACTGGACAGCTTGCTGTTCCAACCAGTTTATATCGTCTTTGGAAAGTCCGGTAAGAGCTTCAACATCGGCTTTTGCTTCTTCACGTTTGTTTCGCTGTTCTCGGAGTTGGTTGAGCTTCATAGAAACTCCGGTGATAGCTGCTATGACAGTACCGATCAGACCAATATATTTGTTAATGAATCCGGAGGCACGTGACCAGACATTACCTTGTGCACCTACCTCGACACGCATGGCGGCTTGTGCTCTGGAAAGGGCTTCGGTGACACGCCGATTCTGCTCAAGAGCTGCAGTATATTGTTTCGTTCCGGGCACTGCATTACGAAGCTCTTTCCGGACGCGGGACTGGACAGCAAGGAGTTCGTTGTAAGTTGCTCCGGAGAGGCTTTTGAGAACCCGTTCTGTTTCGGCTAACTGTTTCTCGTAATTCTGAAGAGTTCGGTTTTTTGCATCCAGTTCTTTTTTGAGATCCTGGGAGCGCTTTGCATAATCTACTTCTTTTCCGGTAAGTGACCTGAGTTTATCTTCAAGACGAGAAATACTTTCTTTTACCAGGTCTATTTTATTAGTGGCTTCTGAGCCATCAATATAAAGTTTAATACTGCGGTTTAGGTCGTTTGCCATATTAGAGACTGTTTCGTTTATCTATGTATATTCGGGTAGCATCAATCAGCATGGTGTCGAAATAATCGGTGACGATATCGGCTAATTCATTGATCCGGTTACGAATTACAGGGTCAAACCATTCGTAGGCCCGGCGGTTGCCTTCATTCTGTCGTCCGAGTGATTTGAGATTTGTATGGCGTACAATACCGGTATCTATCTCGACTCCATTAATTTTTTTGAGGTAATTCCATTTGGAACCGATGAAGCCACCCTGACCTTCGCCGGCGCCCTTGTGGATGTAGATTCCATGCCGAGGAAAGGAGAAACCAAGACGGTTGATAATACCGTATTTGTCGGTGTAGGCCCGTGGCTCAAGTTCGCGGGCTATTCGCATACTGCGGCCGGCTATTCCGGCTCGTAATTGTCGGGCCACACTATCTTGCCACTTTTCAACGGCCTTGTTATATGCAGTCAGTCTATCAGCATCCTGAGCCATTGAAAAGCGTTCGGTTTCTGAGACGGTTTCAAGGCGGATCAGTCCGGATGCCGGGGCATTAGTCAACTGTGTGGCTTTTCGGCGGGAGGCGTTATAGCGTTTGACTTCAGCACGATAGGTACTTAATCTTTTATAATATCCCATCGTTAATCCTCCCAGTATGTTTGATCAATGAAATAGGTTTCAGGTTGAGCCAAAGAGAATGTCAGTACTACACCATAGAAATTATCACCAATCGGACCAATACCATTAAATTGAATGGTATCGTCAATGAATTCTGAAATGTCGGGGTCTTGCAGGATACAGTTCCGAATTTGTTTTGCGACAGCTTTGCATTCTTTTGCTGCCTGGTTGACTGTTTCCGGACGATCAGAAACAGTGTTCTGTACAACAATGAAAGAGAACATATCATTGTTATTAAGCGCATCCGCTTCGTTTCGTTTTGATTCAGACTCACAGCCATCAACTGCAATCAGGATCATGCCGGATACGGATGATAGTTTCTCATTAAAATTATATAAGTCCTCAAGTCCGAAAGCGGTGAAGAATCTGGGCTTTTCGGGTGTGTGGGCAATAGGCTTTAAGCGGATGGCAAGTGTTTTGCCATATTCAAAGTGGTTGTATATCTCCATAAAAGTCAGGGGTTAGGTTATGGAGACAAAAATAGCCCGCAGAGAGCGGGCTATAAAGGACAGGTAGAAAGCTACTGAGATAACAGGATGTGAATCAATTCACGAAGTTGTGCGGCTGCACGTTGCTTCTCTATTGGTGATGTACTTTCGGATAATAGTATATCAATGAGGGCTAATGCTTTTTCTTTATTCATTGTGATTTGATTTTAAAATGATTAAATGTATAACGAACACTAACTAAAAGCCAAACGGCTCGTATTTCTGCGAGTTTGGCACGGCGAGTATTACGGGTCATAGCTGATTTCCTTTCTTGTTATTGGTATCGGCAATGGCATCAATGTATTTCCTAATGGTACGAAGTCCCATAATCAAATTAAGTCTCTCTTTGTCCGTTATATTACAGGTATCAATTACAAGGAGGGTATCAATAGCCTCTTCTAAAGAACGTTTCATCCAATCATGTTCGCAGTCTTGAATACGGTGGATGACTTCGATAGCGTTCTCCGTCAGGGTGATACCGTTAATTTGAGTAGTGATCATTGTTTACCTCCTTTCTTAGCTTTGATAACACAATAAATGGCTGCAAGAATACATGGAGGAAAGATGAACGTAGCACAAAGGCAAGCAATGGCACTGACATAGTAAGCGTCAGAGGAGGTTTTAACTTTGCAATCGGATGGGATAAAATCATCAATTGCGGAGTTGGACTGATGGGGGATTGTGGTGCGTTCCGGTGTGCGGAATTGAGGCACGAAAAGGGTGCCAGTGGATTTTTTTTTCATACTTACTTTGGTTTTGACGTTTAGTAGAATTCAGTTCTACAATCTGAAGTACAAGAACGGCTGCACTTTCCCGAGTTCGTCAAAACCAAAGTAGTATCCAACTCCGAAGAGAAAATTCTACTGGGGAAAGGCAGCCGTATATTTTATAAAATGGACATAAAAAAAGCCCATCTTTTAAGACTGAGCATTAACCGCGCTCTGCGGAGTAGGAACCTCCTACTTTGGTTTTGACTTTGCAAATATGGAGATAATATTTGGAAGTTGCAAATAATAATAGCATAAGATTAAAGTGAGCGCAAAAAGTCGTTTTCAGAAAGAATTTCTAATGTAGCTCCTTTTTCGATCATTTTGATCGCTTTTTCTTGTTTACTACTCATCCCGTCTTCACCCACGATTTTGAAGTCTTGTTGTCCGACAATAAGGTAATCTGTTTCTTTGTTTACTCCAGTTTGGTTGATTCCTCCTATGTCAGCTATGATTTGTTGAGCTTCTAATCGTCTCATCGAAGATAAGGTTCCTGTGAAAACAACATGCTTTTGGTAAAAGATGGAATCTGGATTTTCTTTACTTTTATCGCCTTTTATCGCTTGCAGTAATTTTGCTTTTTGCTTCCGTTTACAGGTAGATGGTATATATCCTTGAGAATTAAAAGTTCCAAAATAAACTTGAAATTTATTCTCGATGTCATTAAAGTCATTATCGCATGCAATGTCCTTGCTAAGATCAACCTCTTTTTCTTTAGCCGCTAACAATAGGAGTTCCGCACATGCTCTTGAATCTTCACCTGCGTCATGTTTCCCAGGAATAATATTGAAAGCGTTGCACAGTGATGAAAGACTATATGAAGGCTGTACCCAAGTCCTTCGGGCAATAGCTAAAGTGCATAGGAAGATTCCGTCTAAAGGAACTATATTGTATCTTTCTAACATACATAAAAGTACATTTATGTCAAATGTTGCATTATGTGCTACAATTATATTACCCATCTCTTCATTTCCAAAATATGGAAGGATTTCAGGCCATAGCTCTTTAAATGTAGGTTGTCCTTGTACCATAGTTTCATCTATGCCATGTATGGAGGTGTTGAAAGTACTAAAAGATTGCTCTGGATTAATAATCCAAGATTTTACATCTTTAATAGCTCCATTTTGTACAGTAGTTATACCCAGTTGACATGCGCTGTCGCGATATTCATTTGCGGTTTCAAAGTCAATAGATATAAAATCATATATTTCCATAGATTAAAAAGGGCGAATCCCTTATCACTACGTGCCCAAAAGGTATATCTGACCTCCAATCCGATTCTACGGATTACGCAATGAAAAGGGATTCATGTTATGATATAACATTGGGCGAGAGCTAAAGTACAAAATAATCTGAAATATAAAAGAGAATCTATGGAATATATACCATGTTTATGGTATTTTTAATGTGAATCTTAAAAAAAATAATGAAATATGTTCTTTTTTTATGGGAAAACAATAGTTTTGCGAAACAGTGATTTTTTATTTTTTAATTAAACCTTTTAGATTATGAAAAAGAATTTATTACTCGTTTCGCTTTGGGGAATCTTATCCTGTTTTATGTTATCATCTTGCAATAATGAGAATGAAGAAAGTATAAGTTTACCTGATTCTCAAGTGTACATCACAAAGATGAATGTCACAAATGCAGCAAATACACGCAGTACTTATAATTGTAATGAGGTACAGAATGTAAGTTTTGAGGATTTTATATCCGGAAAATCCTATGACTTTATTTTTCTGGTCTATTCTGACAATACGTATGGAATAGATATCGACAAAGACGGAACCGTTGATATGATGGTAACTGTGAAAGATAATGAAATTACCGCTACTTCGAAAAACAATGAGTTTGAGACGGTGGTTGTTGGGCAAGAAGACAATGAACGCTACACAACGTATACGTTAAACGCTCCACAAACCAGAGTTACATATAGGCATATATCATGGTTTTCATGTGTGAAACGCCTGACTCTTAATGAAGATGTAGCAATGGGATCAGGTCTTGCAAGTATGTTCCGTAAGTATGCGTTTGGTTATGTCGCTGGAGCTGCTGCCGTTATATGTTTGAACGATAGTAACAGATGGGACGTTAGTTGAGGTCTAAGAAGGAATTTGATATGACGAAAGATAGAAAAATATTAATTCTCAAAATATGCTTAATACCAATTGTCTACTTTGTAATTAGGGGGTTGTTCAAATTAGGTATTGTGCAGAAATACGATGATTTCTTTTTGTTATTGTGTGTAGCTTTGCCGTTCATTTACGACATATGGGCTAAACGGAAAAAATATTTTAAATAATATGTAAGAGAGTAGGGGTATCAATGCTGATACCCCTACTTGTTTATTAAAAGCCGGCTACTTCATAATACTTGAAAAAGTAGTATAGACAGTTTTTTCAATCTGCTTTTGAAATTACAGTATAAGTTAAACTTTCTTTAGCATAATGGCTGGTTTTATTATTGCATCTTAGTCGTAAATGTATTTTCCTGAGGCTATTTGGGTGCAAATTATAGTAAATTCCCGTAAATCGCGGATTAATCTACCATTTATTCTCACTTCTATACAATCTTTGTTTGCTGGTACTCTGAAAATACGGAATAGTATATCTATAGTTTTCCTTAATGGACCATTTATATTAAAGTCTTTATCTGTAATAGTACAAGGAATGGTCATAGTTGCGTTTAATGGTACGTATTGTACAAAACCATCATCATCTGTTACAACACCACGTATGACTCTATATTGAGAGGCCTGTGCAAGCATCTTGGCTAAACGCTGTCTTTTTTGAGCATCAGTTTTTCCAGGCATAAGTCTTGAGCCTATTTGTATTTTAAGAGATAGTTCTATACCGTTTTTGTTCCCTGCATATATATTAGAAGACCTCGTAGCACTTTTAACAATACTATTACTTTCATCATCACATAGGGTGATAATACTGTCAGCACTTAGTGTGATATTACCAACTTCAATTTGGCCAGTTCTGAGTTCGACTCTCGATTTGGTAGGTTGAGGGAAATCAGGGAGTTCATTTTCTACTATTTCTTCTTGGTTACAAGAATATAAAATAGCACAAAATAGAAGCATAATGCTCCATAAACATTTCTTTTTCATAATAAGTCTAATTTAGAGTTTTACAATTAGGGTAATTAAATCACTCATTCTTTTGTGTAGCAAAAATATGAAATTAGACTATAACTATATTATTTATTAAGAGGGAATTAGATTGATAGATAGGAAAATACCTATTTGTTGGTATTGATGTTCTATGATAAGAAAATGATTGCAAAACTATTTTGATTGATATCGGCAGGGAGAGGGAGGATTTCTAAATTCTTCATAATGCATCAATTTATGTTTTGATAATTGGTATTGGCAATAAAAAAGAGAGGGAGTATCGGCTTCCCTCTCTTAGCTGTGTTAATGTCATTTGACGTTTAATAGGTTTCCGATAGCTTATTTTTTATATCATTAAATGCACCTTCTAAAAATTGGCAACTTCATAATACTTGAAAAAGTAGTATAGAGCTACTTTGTGCCATTTGGTCAATTCCTTGTCTCCGGAAAGAATAGAAGAAACGGTACATTTGTCAATTCCGGTGTAGTTGCTCAAATGTTTATTCTTTAATCCAAGCCGTTCCATCCGTTTCTTGATCCAGTCGAGAGTGATGCCATCAATGTCTTTACGGTCAAAGTTTACGGCGGAAACAGTAAGTTTCCAGTCTTCAGGAATTTCATCTTTGAACATGTCCCGGACACGTTCTGTCAGTTCTTTCTTTGAAAGGAACTTATCATTAACCAAGTCCTTTTGCTCGGCACGGACAATCAGCCGGCCTTCTGAGTAAGACACAATCTCAATAGCGATATGGGCATATCGCTGATACTGCCTTGCGAACTCTTCAATACGCTTTTTACTCTCGGCAGAGAGAGGGAGGATTTCTAAATTCTTCATAATGCATCAATTTACGTTTTGATAATCGGTATTTAAAAAAAAGTTATTCGTTGTAAAGGAGGGGCTTTCGCCCCTCCGGATCACAATTTGATGAGTCTCATATGAGAGATGTCGAAAATAGCGATCTGTTTATTTTCACGCCCGAATCGCTTGGCTTCTTCAAGGTTAGTGAAAATCCGGACGGAATCAAAATAGAACTCTTGGTTCTCTTCATTCAGCCATCCGCCGACCTTCTTTTCGTGCATCTCAGAATGGTTAAGAACTCTTTTCAGTCCTTCTTCTCCGAAACTGTCTTGAGTCTCGAGATAGGCGACTGAAATACCCTTTGTGACCTTTTTTAAGGTTGTGAGGTCAACCGTGAACCCATCGGGGTTCTGCTTTGCTATCGCGAGGATAGCTTCGAACAATTGTTCCATAATATAAAGAACTTATGCGGACGTCACCCGCGTTTGTTATGACAATGCAAATATACAATAAAGTTTGCTACTAACAAACTTTATTGGAAAATATTTATTTGTTCTGCATATTTTCATTCAGCTCTTGTTGTTTTCTCAGAGATTCATCCATTGTATACAGGGCATCGATCAGGAATCCTTTTTTTATTTCAGGCTTTTTGGTCATGTCTGACTGTGCGAGGGAGTCTAAAAGACGCATTTGCGAATCAAAGACACGACCATTACTCTTTCCGTTTCCGGAAAAGATACGGGGAAAGCCATTGGCAAGATAGGCCAGACTCCCTATAATGTACCAGTACATAATCATTTTTACCCTGTGGGGAAGATGGCTGAGAATGGAAGCATCTTTCTCCAGACGATTGATATTGAATGTTTTGCTTGTGTGCCATAAACAGGCCAGAACATGGTTAATTTGTTCCGGGTCCTGATTCATGACGTCAAGATAGTGTTGCAGGTGCATGAACTGTTCGAATCGAATATCGAGCAGGCCATCTTCCGGACCACGGAATTTACGGAACCGGCAAAAGAATGCCCGATAGGGATTGACGGTGAGTTCCGGGTGTACATAGTATTTCATTTCGGTATCCTTTTCGCACATCAACAGAAAGTTGAAGAGTTCGGCCAGCCGATTGACTTCTTCAGGAAGAAGCAAATATTTCTTCTTGTGTGTCCGGAAAGGCACTTTATTGCCGGAAGTCCCAATGCTGATCTTTACTTGATGGCGATAGATATCCCGATACCGGCAAACATGTGCATTGAGACAATATAGCATCATGTGTACCTTCAGTTCTTCGATGGGAATATCGCTTTGTGTAAGATTAACCAGGTAGCTCAGTTGCTTTTCGGTGAGTTCATCCCAGCTTTCCGGAACTCGGTAACAATTATCATTTATCTGAATGGTGTGCATATTGTTATGATATAGAGGTGAATATTCGCTTTTCTTTGGAGTTAAAGTTTATAGCGGTAACGGTTGGTGTGACTCCTAACTCCCCAGCATTTTCGGAAATGAAGTTTTGTATCTTTCCGGCGTAGTAGGTCGCTTGATCGGCGAAGAAATTACCGGTTGCTGCCTGATCCTGGTAGATGGGCCGGATAATGGGAGTAAACTCCGGTGTGTCGTTGATGGCACGCTGTTCACGTGAGGTCTGTGATGTATAGAGTTCAGCGGTTTTGTTAGCGAGGTAACGGAGTATGTGCCCCAGCAGTACCTTTTCTTTAGGTGTCAGTTCTTTCCCTGCGGTATGGGCATCAAGCAGACGTTGGTATAGGTCTTCTTTGAGCATTTCACGCACATTGCGTTCTTGCAACTGCCGGACAGTAGGTAGCATCATACGGAACGATACGGTAGAATATTCGATATTGACTAAACCGGTATCTTGAAATTCTCTGGTATCACGGATGAAGCATGGAGAAGAATCCGTGACTTGTTTGCAGTGCTCGACGTATTCGGGGTAAGTTTCCGGATGTTCGGTCAGAAAAGTGAGCAGCCGATCAAGGGCCTGCATGCCACGAAAGTAGAAGCTTTCTTTAGCGGCGGCAATTTTTGCTTCATTGGCCGGCGAGTAGGTACCTTGTTTGTTTTCGACCGTAATTCCACTATCTCCGATACGTATGCCAAGTTCCGGAGTGGCAAGCATTAGGGTGAGAGGCCCCAAGGTGCGGAGAATTTTGTCATTCAGCCTTTTATCAGTTCCGGTCAGTGCTTTTTCTACGGTTTTGATACCGATGTATGGCGTCAGATAGATATCCATTGCATCATCAATATACGGATTGATGGCTTCGTCAGGAAGTGTAGCATTGATTTTGACTACTTTCTTGAGTGTGTCGATGTCAGGGATGATAGCATTCATTTTTCTTCTGTTTCTGAGGTTAAACCTGTATTTTTAGTAGCTCCTGTCCCTTTGTCAAGCGTGGTAAGCTGACAGTTGGTGACGGAAAAGTAGATATCTTTCGGCCATCCGTTTACGGCTTTGGCAAAATAAAGGGGAGTGAGCGTGGCTTCCTGAAACATTTTCATTAAGGCTTGTTCGATGATGAACAGCTCACGGGCTTCAGTACCGTTAATACTCTTACCTTTGCCGGGAGCGGCACCAATGATGGAAGGATGTACATTCATGCCATAGCAGATGGTGTTGCTTACTTCCTCGCTGTCTTCAATGTATTCGCCACCCTTGAAGAAGGAATCTAAAGTATTTATGATGATATCCTTATCCTCAAATCCTTTTACTCGGTCATAACGAAAATGGGACACGAAGCCTTTACCTGCATTCTCTTCTCCGGCAAGAAAGTCATTCATGTCCTGAAGGAAGGTCGCCCGCCGTACAGCCTGGTCTGCTTCGTTCGTAATCTTTTCATCCGCGTATAATTTTCCCCAGAAATCCTCTTTGATGTAGACAATATAGCGCAATGCCATTTGATTCTTGATCAAAGCCTTTTTAAAGATAGGAATGGCATTCCCAAAGTCGTACCATCCGGAAACGAATACACTCCACCAATATGGTTTACTGTAATAGAATCGTCCGGGAGTCGCTATACGAATGTTATGGATGAAGCGGCGGTCTTTGACGATCTCTTTTGTTCCCTTTTCATTGGGAAGCAAACCCATTCGTGTCTTTAAATCCCGCAAAGGTGCCTGGCGGTCCAGTAGTGGCGTCGCAATTACATCATCCGGCATACCTTCATGCCATTTGGCTGAGTAACCATGATATTCACTCTTGCCGGTCCTCTCATCGATTACGCTAATACGTGAACAGGTTGCTTCCTTTGCCTTTACTTGTACCAGTCTGGGCTGAGTGTCCTGATTAAAAATATATTCGACGTATGCATCGTAGAAGATCACTAAATCATTCGCTATCTCCATCCGGATAAATGGTATGTCATTGTTTTCTATAAAATCGAATATATCCGGATATTCTTCGGGCAAGACTTCTTCTTTGATGATTTTTCGGGTTTCCTTATCCCGGTATTTACGATATACGAGGACACTATCTCCATATACTACCTTGTTTTTAAATTCCACATTGCTGCCGACAGTTACGTTTGCCCCGATCTTCTTCATAATGTCATACATCATGTTGTTGTTCCGCCCTCTGGGAACAAACTTAATTGGAGCCGCTTTCCCTTTGGGGACTACTTCAACGGTAGAGGTCTCCCGGTCAGTTGTGATATCGCTATTATCACTGAACTTTATGATTCCTTTTCCGCCTTTGGTGACTGCATAAGTTTCATATCCTTTTTGAAATAATTGGGGCTCAGGTTGTTTCTTCTTCATTAGAAATAAACTTTGATGTTATTAAATCGTGTAATCAGACATCTCCGGATTTTCCTGGGAGCATACTCACCTATTTGAAGTATGTTGACAGTGCTTCCGCTACTATGAAATGAACTAAGTACCGCACGCTCGTAGGTAATGAGTTCACCGGTACTTTTTTTGCAGAATTCAATGGAGAACTCAATGGGTTTACCCTCTTTCCGTTGCTCCATAAGTTCCCAGACTTTACTTTGATGTATTCTGTCGCTTGGCATAATACGATAGTGCTATGATGATAAAAAGCAAAGGTATCCCGATACTGAGGCCGTTTCTTATGCCATCATCCGTACCGGTTGCTACTTTGCTATCTTTCCTGGTCTCTGTCCTGGATTCCCTTTGTATGGTTTGACCGGATACCTCTCTCTTTGAAGAGCTGTTCGAAGAGTGTACAGTGTCATTACTTTCCTGCGCGGTTTTACTCTGTTTTTCGCTCCCTTCAATCTCGATACCCGATAGCGGGGGTAGGCCTGTTGTGGGATCGGGTGTTTGTGCCGTGTCAAAATGGTACGTGATCTTCCAGGATGAACCGTGTTCGTCTTTAGTGGTTTTGACTTGTGAGGCAATGGTTTCGGTACCGGTATTGAGTTCATTGTAATTATGCTGAAAAGTTCCATTCTCTTTGAATTGATTAGAATGTAGAGAAGAAGAACGACAAGCACACAGCAGTATACCAACTGAAATGCAAGCAAAATAAATGATAAGGTGTACATGATGTTTCATTGTTTACGGTTTTGGCAAATTAAATCGGTACATTTCATGGTTTTTAGCTCTGTTATCAAACGATTGTTTTCGTTGATTTTCAAATCCATAGTCTCAATACGTTTGGATAATGTTTCAACTTTATTTTCCCAGCGTGCCTCACTATCTTCTTTATCCTGTTTGAGTGAGTTGATGTAACTTCTTTGATCGGTGATCATTTCCTGGTAGACATCCTGCATCGCTTTCATTGCATCAGCTTCTGCACGTTTCTTGGTGTATTTGATAGTGACAAATGCTGTGGCGGTTCCGACTAAACCGCCACCGAAGAGAAAGACCATGATATAATTTAGAATCTCATTCATCGCTTTTTTATTGCAAATGTATTGTGTACAAGCGCTTACGTAAAGGACAGAAAAACGGCACAATGTGCCGGAGCGGTATCGCATGTGCGATGATTTTTGAGGAGGGGGCAGCATATAAGAGAGAAAAAAAAGTTTGAGGCGAAACTTTTTCCGAGGGCGGTGCGTGGTCTTCCGATGGATAAAGGGGAAATTTTTCCCCTTTAAGACCCTTTTTTCTTTGTGAATCAGTATTTTATTTTTTTTGCCGTGGGAATCTTCTGAGATTTAAAATTGCGTTAACATAAATTATAGGTTTACGCTTTTTCTTCCCAAAAGTATCTCTTTGTTAACCCAATGCGGGTTGATTTTTGAAAAAATGATTCGGATGTCGGAAAAATAATTTTGAGACAAGAGAGCAAACGTCTGTATGTGATGTGTGATATTTATTTGTGGCATGTATTTAATGTGCTAATTTACAGGTGTTTATGTTTTCGTGTATGAAAAAAAAGTGTTATATTTGTAATGTAATCAAAAGGGGATAGGGTTGCACTCCTATCACTTAAATGTTTAATTTTTAACGTAAAACAAAATGAAAAATGTATCGAGCGCAAAAAGCGCAGAGGCTAAAGCCGTAGTGTTAAGTAATGTAGCTAATAAGAAGAATGAAACAGCCCCTCTAATTGTGCTGCCATCCCTTCCAACCGAAGAAGAAACGAAAGAACAGGTTTCGGCCAAAGTTGAAACTCCCGTTCAAACTTCCAAGAAAGAGAGTTCTTCCGTAGTAGCCGCACCCAATAAGCGTCTAAGTATTGATGAACTGACCGATAAGGCGGAGCGTGTTTATCTGCTCCGTCAGAAATATCAAGAAGTGAGAGAAAAGCGGAAACAGCTTGAAAGCTTTACTATCTCACATGATAAAAATAATGCCCAACTTACTTTGGTAGACGCAAAAGGGCTTTCCATTTCTACAAGTAATCCCGTTGCAATTGGTAAGTTGCTATCTGATTGGATGTTAGATTTAAATAATCACTTGGCGAAAACCGAAGAAGAAATTCGTTCAGAATTGGAACGGCTAAATTAAAACAAAATCCCCCTACATCGTTGCACCGATGAAGGGGGAACAAAATCAAACCGAAGTTTAATTTTTAACGTACTGCAAAGATGGAAAATATTTTTGATTCTGCAAAAACAATTCAAGAAAAACGCACAATATTAAAAGGTTTATCAAAGCCGCTTCAAATTTTGGTGAAAGAGGCTGCTATTCCTACGGTAAACGATGGACTGAAAGCGATATACGCACAGTCTGGTCATACCGAACTTAAAACGCTGAAACAGTGGAATAAGGAGGGCAGGAGTATTAAAAAAGGTTCCCATGCCTTATGCCTTTGGGGTGCACCTAAGAAAGTAGAGACGACCCAAGTAGAAGAAGCACAGGGAGAAGATAATGACCCAATGAATTTCTATCCGATTTGTTTTGTATTCTCAAATTTGCAGGTATATGAAAAACAATGATTTAACTACTTATGGGGAGTGTTTGGAAAAGCTATCCCCAAAACACGGACGGGAAAAGGTATTTAATGACTTTCTGCAAATAGTCGTTTGTTGTCTCTCAATGGGACGTAAGGAAGAACTTTATTTCAAAACGATAAAGCCCTATGACAAAACAGAACTGGATTTGTTTTCACAGGCTTTTGCCGCACTTGTTATGCAGATGGACAGGCAACCACTGGTAGACCCGTTCGGAGACTATTTTCAAGAGTTTTTAAGCAACGCCCAAAACGGGCAGTTTTTTACACCGTTTGGGGTATGTGAATTAATGAACCAATTGATAACAGCTCCTAAAGTAAGTGATCAGCCTAAACAGGGAGATCGGAGGGTATTGGACCCTGCATGCGGTAGCGGAAGACTCCTTTTATCAGCAGCCCAAAAGGATAGAGCATTGACTTTTGTCGGGATTGATATCTCATATACCTGCTGTCTCATGACTATCATTAATTTGTGTCTGAACAGCTTAAACGGGGAAGTATTGCACATGAATGCCTTGACGGATCAATATTGGCATCGTTGGTTGATTATCGTTGATAGTGTAACCAAGATACCGACCGTTTATGAAGTGGAAGCCGGAATAATAAACCAACCGCCTGCATGTGCGGATGATTTAAAGCCTTTACCGGTGACAGGGATCATACAGCCGGTAAAAAACATGATTCCCGCCAATTTTGTACGTTATACCCCTAAATGTTAGCAATATGGAGAAAGTTTTGCAATGTGTCAGACTTCCGCAAAATGGTAAAGGCACAATCGGGTTTAATTTGAAAGGAGAGTATTTAAAAAAATACGGTTTCCAGTTAGGAGATAAAGTAAAGGTAGAAATCAGCAAAAATAAGATTGTTTTATTTAAGACGGGTAATGTGCTGGAATGATTGAAAAAGTGGCACAGCGGGCAGCAAAAGCACTCTGACAGACCTTGAGAGAGGGGGAGAATGCTTTTGCGTCGCCCGGCTGCGCCGGGGTGAAGCGGAGTCCGCCGATTACTCTTTTGGCAGAGGGGGCGGGATTTTAAACGCCTGAAATGGCGGTTGTTTGACGTAATTTTAGCAATTACGAAAAGCGGTATTTTATTTCCGATTGAGGAAAAATATTCCTCCGGTGCCGGTTCCCGGACGTGTGAAGTAGAAATTCATACCGAGCCATAATGTGTCGAAGGCATCCGTAACATGGGTTTTGTATTGATCCGGATTGTCCGGAGTATCGTCAGTACCTTCCGGAGCTTTGTCCTTCTCAAAACCGTTTTTACCCTGCTTAATACCGGTTTGCTCCATGGCGATCTTGAGGAACTCGTTTTGATAGAGATTGAAACGAATCCACAGGAATTGCGGATCACCTTTCAATGCGAGATCGATATTGAGGTGTTTCCATTCATGTTTGGGTGCCTGTCCGACATATACCATTGCAGGAGTGTACCGGTTCTCTTTGAATACACGTTCAATGATATCCGCATAGGTTTCTGTTGTGGAGCCCGACTCCCAGGTAAAAGTATGATCATAGTAGACGACTACATCGTGATTGAGCTTGGGACGGTAATAGTCAGCTATCTGTTGTACCAGGTCTCCGAGTTTGGATGGGGTTTTGACATAGAACGATTTGATGATTTTCATCGTATTCCCGTCCAGTTGTGCCACTACCGCTGTCGAGATTGACGCATTGGAGTCGAATGCAATATGCAGTTCTTTGTCAAAATCAAGGTCACCGTCTCCCAGGCAGCCGCAGGAACTCAGTTGCTTCCAATTACTTCCAAGATTCTTCAGCCTTCCGTTATCAGCCGGCTGATAGAAATGTATGCGGTCGTCCAGGGCACTATAAAAGCCATTGGGAACTTTCATCAGCCGTTCGTTCAGGAAGGCGGTACGCCATACCAACGGGGGAGAATCACGTTGCATCTGCCAAATGAAGTCTTCTCCCAGGACCTCAAGGTTATCAAAGACATCATATTCACCATAAAATACAGTGTATTCCCGTTTTTTCTTATCATTCGGTTTGAGTGCAGGCTGAAACTTCCGGGCTATGTCAAGATCACGTTGAAGTTCCCGGATCATCCGCATGGTGTGTTCGGTCAGCGGTTTACGTTTGTAATCCTGAAGTTCTTTATACAGGTTGCGAATGAGTTGGATATGTGGGGGCTGCATCTCTTCCTGTTTGTCGAGAATCCAACGTCCCATGGATGATCCGGGCATGTCCGTTGAGTAACATACGCTGTGATGGTGAGGACAGTGCCCGAAATATTGCCGGTTTCCCCTGTTGGCCGGATTGACCTCGTTCTTTATCTTGTCATAGGAAAGGAACTTTGCCTCCGGCCCTATCACCCAGTCAAGCGACATGGAGTTTGCGGACATCCCTTGATTAAAGGAAAGAATAACCATAACCGTGCCATTCCAGAAATGGAAAGCATTACTCCATCCGTCTCCGAGTACCGGACGGACAGGCTTGGCAAAGCCCATGGAAGGTGGTGCTTTATGGCCAACGACATAATGGATATTTTGAATGTATCCCCATTCGGCGAGTGCTTTACAGATAGCCGGAAGGGTATTTCCCCATGCCTTGGCATAGCTGGGAGAGATCATTCCACCCAATGAACCGGGCATTTCCCAGACGTTTCTGAGAATGAAGCGGGCGTCGATACCTTCTGACTTACCGGTACCACGCGATGCAACGATGTATTCGTCATGTGCGGCAATAGCCATTGCCTGGCGTTGCATTTTGTTGAAGAACTTCCGTATCACATTGGCCTGTTTCATCCGGAGTTCGTACGCCGATGGTATGGGAGAGGCTTGGGCTGTCATTCTTCAATATCCTCCTCTTCAATGGTTTGAATATCTGTCGCCTGTTTGGTCAACATATCTTTGCATAAGCTGCGGAGTTCCTGGCGGCGTTGCTCCAGATTGTCTATCACTTCAATACCCTCAAGTGTCGTCACATCGTCAGAAGGTTCAAAAGATGGGGGAATAAGCTGACCGAAGTCGAATGCGTCATCGTCTTTGTCGGAACGGGTGTATTTACCTATCTTGTCGAGAGCGGCGGCAGCTCCTTTAGCATCTCCGTTGTCGATAGCGAGTTGAAATGCCTTCTTTCCTCCTTCTACAATCATGTAGCGATACCAAGATTTGGCCGCTAACTGGATGTTACCGACCAGCCGGTTGATCATACCGATATCGCGATAGGCCTGTGATTGGGAAACAGGTTCCGCTTGCCCTCCACATCCGTGCATGAGAAAAGTAACGAGCTCCTGGTCTTCAATTAATGGGCTTTCCATTTTCTTACTAACACAAAGCATCATCCGATTCTTAATTTCCATCTCCTTTGGTGATAACTGGAGAGCGGATTCACCCCGATCTTTGAACAGGGAGCGTTCGATGCGGTCGTAGGTTGTGTCTTTTTTCGGCATAATTTAGTCGTTGATGATTTGTTCTTTCATGTATTTATCAGCAAGTGGCTCGGCCGCCGGACTTCCGGCCTTGGCTAACTTGATCACAGTTTTTCGGAGTTCGAATTTTGTTTGCAGGCGTCCCTGATGGTATGCTTCGTAGATAGGAGAATGATGATGATTTTTGCAAATATCACAGAAGTAGCTGCGTTCACCGGCAGGCAGCGAAATTAGAATGGCGATTTCTGCCGGAGGCAGCAGAGCTGCGGCCATCTCTCTGATTTGTTGCAAGGTTTCATCTGATAACTCCATTTCTATTCTAATATTTCGTAACTGATTGCTTGATTATATGCCTGCTCGAACATTTCCGAGAAGTAATTGAAATGCTTTCCGGAAGTGAAATAGAAGCCATTTTCCCAGCGGTGATTCTGGTTCAGGTTCGCGGAACCGGCAATACCGAACTGATATTTGTCATTTTCCACCAATAACACTTTTGCATGACAGGAGTCAATCCGTATGCGTGGTGTGATGTTGGAGGCAAACAGTAACAAGTCAAGCTTGTGCCGTTTTACCGTCGTATCGAGCAGGAGGGTCAGACCTGTAATTTTTTTATCATCGGCCAGGAAGAAGAGAGGGCGTAAACTGTCCTCTGAGATACTGAATGTAGCGATCCTTATATCCGCCGGTCCGATTTCAGATAAAAGAGAGGGCAACACTTCATGTATTGCCCAGTCTCCTTTGTGCATGAACGGTTCGATAGAACCGGGACACAAAGCCAAAGGAAAGTTATCCTGAAACCTTTTCACCTTGTTCTGCCGATAATTCTGCCGTTAAAGCGGCTAATTCAGTTTCGTATTTAGCAATCCGGTCGAGTGCGTTCTGCAGAACAGCCTGCTTTCCCTCTTTCCCGGCCCTCTCTGCGGCTGTTTTGCTGTTCGTAATGTTCTGCTTCAGACGTTTGATCTGACGGGCTATTTCGAAGCCTCTGACCACTGCATTTTCACTATACTCAGGACGTTTAGCATCAAGCTCTAAGGTTGCCTGTTTGCCTTCTGCGTAATCGTCAATCTGTTTCCAAAGTTTGCGACGTTCGTCGTCCAACTTGCAGAGTTCTTCTGCGAGGGGGTGACGTTCCTCTGCCGGGATATTCGGATTCGCAATATCATTATGGAGACTGGCGTACAGGGGAGCGATCTCTTTGATACGGGCGTATGCTTTACGTAAGGCAGGAGTGAGGGATTCTTCTGTTACGATCTTGACGCCCGGAGTGTTCAAGGCATCCAGTTCGCCCCGGATAGCGGAGAGCTCTTTCATTTTCTCCTCGAACTCTTCATTTAAAGCTGAGAGTTCGTCAGCATGATTTTCCGTGTCACTCTCAAGTTCGCTGATACGGTTATGCAGTCCGTCGATCTCCTCTTGGAGTCGGTCGATTGCCTCTTTCCGGATATCGGTTTCTTGAGTCCGTTGTTCGTCATTCAGTGTTTGAACGATCAGGATCTCTTCGAATGCAGCCGGGTAAACAGAAGGAGCATCTTTTATTTCCCTGGCTATTTTAGTCAGTATATTGACTAATTGTGTAAAGTGGGGATCGAAAATGTGAGGATTCTCCGGTGCCTGGGAAAGATAGTTCCCATAGCTGCTCTTGGTGTTTGCCTTTGCTAAAGCGTTAAAGAGTTCCATACCGTCAGCGTAGGTACGCTGACGGTTTGACAACCATTTTTCTAACTGTTCGTTTCTTGTCATAAAATATATGTATTATGTTAACCTCCGGGACTTGGAGCCGGTTTTAGGCCTGCAATGACTTCCATGTCGATTGGTGTTCCTAAAACAACAGCCGATTCATTTGCGTCACAAGTGGCTGTATAGGCAGTTCCCCGCTGATCGGCGGCGAGCTTACCACCATCAAAGGAGGGTGATACATCGGCATACATGCCCGGTTTACCCATCAGGAATTGTTGGCCGTCGGAATCTTCGAAGACGAAGTACCCCGGAGTGTTCTTGACAAGTGTACTGAAAGCATGCATTCCCGGAGTATTGCCGGGAAAGAAAAACTCTAAAGTCTGCTTAAAAGATTTTCCGTCCGTTTCGCCTTGAATTTCCGCTTTATAACCTACTTTCCCTTTTGTGGAATACAAGTAAATCGGCTGAGTGTAGGTTCCGCCACTTGGAAAAGTGAATGATCCTGAAGCGGTAATCAGGTCCTCATTCGTAGTAGGCTTTACCGGAATCATTGGTACGGTTGAAGGAGCGTCATACGGAATAAAGAGCAGCCGTCCTTTATAACCTCCCATGTTGTTTTGCCCGATATTCCATTTTAACGGGGCAAATGCCGGACCGGCAGCCAGAACGGTTAAACCGTCTGATGTCAGAAGATGATGGCTGATCCAGTTTCCGGTATCCGGAATGGCCGCTTGTACTTCCGGAAACAAGAACAGGCAGCAGATAAGCAGGCATGAAATGCAAAGAATAAATCGTTTCATAATCAGGTAATTGTTTAGTTTATGTAGGGGAAGGTAAGACTCCCTTCCCCGGATTAGTTAAGTATAGGCTCCGGTAGCGGTGGCTACTTCACCGGCAACAACTGTAACCTGTGTATTTGCCGGTTTGGTCTTGCCATCGGCATCAGTGAACTCGATGGTGTATTTTCCCGGAGGAAGTCCAATGATGCATTGGCCGTTACCGCGTTTGGCAACTTTTCCCTGGATACTCCATTGGCCTTTGTCGGTGCCGGTGATGGCTACCTGCACTCCACCGGTTTTACAATAGTCGCCGGCCAGGTCGAGAGATTCGTTCTTCTGCTCGTTACAGCGGAAGACTTTCTCATGCCAGTCATTGATACGTGTATCGTATCCTGCCTGCAACCAGAACTGCCATTCGTTCGGGTCCTCGTAAATATCACGTATCTGGCAGAATTTAGAAGCCGCTTGAGTATTGAACGCCACGTCTATGTTACCAACTTTCTGAAGGGTCAGCCGGGAACCTTGGCCTAAAGCTTCGTGGGAGGAGACAATCAGGTTCGGACACATGGCGTCTTCCCGCAAGAGTTCAAGCATGCGTTGCATGGAAGGATATTCCTGCATGCGTAACTTATTACGTAATGCTGAACGGGCAGCTTTCAAAACGGTTTCAGCACACAAAAGCTGTGGTACACCGCCTATTGAAGAACGAAGGTAGGTGTTTGCCCCTCCGATCCATTCCACCAGATTCTCGTAAGCTGCATAATCTGTATCTGATGTTGGCGCGGCAAACTCTCCGGAAATAGCGAAATTACCACGGGCCGCATTTACATCGCCACGAGTGATCAGCATGTCCATCTTGGTATAAATACCATCGAAAGCCCCGCCGGGTGAGTTGGAATCTTCATCCCGTTCGGCAGAGAACAGGCTATATACGATATCTTCCAGATGCGAACGTACCAGGGTAAATGCAACCTTGGTTTCCATCGGATGTTTTTTTGTAGTGTTGCTTACCGGAGTGCCACCGATGATCAGCAGTTCGTTATCATCGTACTTCTGGGAGTTTTCTTTGGTGATGCAGACAACATCTTTCGGCTCGATGACTGAGGGTTCGTAACCTAAGAGTTTATCGACCAGTCCGAAGTTCTTTCCGATTTTATACGATTGCGTACCACCGGCACGACGACGCTCGTTGATACGTGCGTGTTTGCCTTGCAGGTCCATAACATTCAGCTTCAGTAGGTTTGCCACTTCGGTGAGGGTGGCAAACGGCAGCGCACGAAGTTCCTGGTCATAAATGACCAGTGCTTCGTTCAGTTTAGAGACATCAATTAGTTTATTTGCAGCCATTTGAATAGACTTTTTAATAGTTAAAGTTTAGGTTATTAATACAGGCCCTCAGCTTTTAATTTCTCGGTGATGGCTTGATAGTTTCCTGCGTTCTGGTCACAAAAAGCAGATAACTCTTCCTGGGTTCCGCTACCTTCAGGCTCTTGTTCAGGAGTCAGACCGGCATGCCCCGGTGTAGGACCGTTCTTCAGATTCTTCACTTGCTCTTCAAGTTGGGTGATTTTAGAATCCTTCTCAGTGATAGAGTTCTTGAGAGTACTAATCTCGTTATCCTTGCCGGATGTAGAACCGTTCAGCTCTGTAATCTTCGCGTTGGCAGAGTTAAGTTTCTCTTCAATATCGGTCTTAGCCTGTACAAGAGTAGCGTTCTCTGTCTTTAATCGTTCCATTTCAGCATGGATAGAGTCCAGGTTTTCAGCAGACAGTTCGGTGGTTTCCGCTTTATCTTTTGAAATTCCCAGGAAAGAGAGGAAGCCGGTCCATGATGGTTTGTAATTCATTGCCTTTTCTTTTGGGATTGTTAATGCTGGCACAATATTCGTGTCCATACCCGCTGCCAGTAAAACGGAGGAGGAACGGTCGTATAAGCGCACGGCATGGGAGTTGGCCGGGATATCCACGATGGAAGCCTCCATAACTTCTGCTTTGGTAACAGTTTCGCGTGTTTGTCCCGGAAGCAGATATTCTTTTTCGGAGGATGTGGCCAGGATACGTATACCAATACTTGCGGCCCGTAAGGTCCCTGCTTCGTATTTTGCGGCAATGGTCTTCGATAAATCGTCTACCTTGTCGAAAACAGGAATAGCAGAAAGCACGTCGTCCTCTATCTTGATATCGTCCCAATATCCGATTGCTTTGTAATCACACCATAGGGGTGATCCTTCATCACGGAAATGCCCATACAGCATCACCGGGTTGTCAATGAAAGCTTCAAGAAGAAGTCCAGCAGTAAGAACCCGGTAGCCGTACCGGTTGAGTGATGAATCTGATAAGATGATGCGTTTTTGGCTCATTGCACTTATTTTGTTGCAATGATACGGCTATATATAATGATGCCGAAGGACGGTTATAACTCTGTAACAGGTAGTGGAGGATAGGCGCCTTTTCCGGAAAAAGTGGCTTCAATTCCGGAGAGGTCGGAGGCTTTGGTTCCTGTTTTCTCTATCACGGTTCCCAGAAGCGGGTACTCTTTGCTTCCATATAATCGGATATTGCCATTCGCATCCTTGCATCTTACTACGCAACCACGTACATTGATAGTCCGCAGGATGTGAAGTTCTGAATCTGTCAGTCCTGTGCGTTTCAGGCGGATGGTAAGGGTCTGTTTATATAGCGTACCGGCTTGAGTGTCGTCCGCTTCCACATCTGGAGAAACTCCCATATAGGTGATAGGCAGGTTTCTCCAGGTATTGGGCCGGTGAAGGCTGATAACGGCTGAGTGATTGATGACTGAAAATAAACTTATTTCATCCGTGAACAGGAAATCTGCCTGAATGACTCCTCCGATATTGTTTGTATTCATATTCTGTTGATTTACAATATACTATCTGTGATTCTCTCTTTTCGAACATTTTTCACTCAAAAAAAGGACATTTAACTACGCTTACTCGATGAATTATTCTCGCTTTTTATAGCTCCTTTTTTCTTTTCTCCTCACTTTTGCCCTCCAACGCTGGTAGTGTTTGAGAAAAGCTTCTTCCGTAAGAGAATCAATTCCATATCTGCGCATGAAGAATTGCACTCCATCAATGTATTTGATTCCGTACCGGTGCTTCTGTTCGTCCAGGTATTCATGCAACTCCGCCCACATCATCAATTCTATTTTCCGGGAAATGATCACCTGGGAGCGAAGTCCTAAATAGTTGTAGGTCACTGGCGATTTGCCTATACTTCGTTCAGGCAGACAGATTTCTAAATTACCACGATCAACCGGAGCTTCCGACGGTCTCTTCTGGAGAAGGTCGAATATTACGTGATAGATATCCAGGTTATCAGGAAAACGGACCGGATCAGAGGTCAGGTGACAGTATTTGCCGCGGATATACTCACATAGATGCGGAGGAACTTCGATTTTGGTAGTTATCATTTAGGTCATAGAATGGTTTACGCTAATATACAAAGTTTTGCGGACATAAACAAGACTTTCCGAAACAAACTAATCCCCCTTGCAAAAACGGTACTCCTTTTTTGTGCAACTGTGTAAATCGTGCAGTATTATCATATAATGTGTTGATTATAATTGGTTTATGTCTGCACGAAACATGGTACGTTTTTGTACGATTGGTTCATTGTGCGTACAAAATACAATTTTGTGCAATTTAGTACGAGGCGTACGTTTTTGTACGAAATTTGTGCTCTGTTTAATTATTTGATTTATAGTGTAATAAATACCGAATTGCACCTTTCTGCACGAAAGCACAAAAATATTCTATATTTTTAAGGTAGTCTCTTTTACAGAAGAAAGAAAAAATAAAAATAATATATAGACACCTCGTTGCCGGCTTTACTTCGTCTCAGGCACAGTTGTTCAAAACGTTCTTCTAAGCAAAAGGGGGTAAAGGGGGAACGACCGAAAAAACAAAGCCGCGATACGCTGATGCGTACCGCGGCCGGATAAATGTTTCGACTTGTGCTATCGCAAATCATTCGGATAAAACACCTGAGATACCAACTCGTACTCACGGGGCAGTGACTTCACACCTACACAAACACATATACCTCTTGCTGCAAGCTCATACAGCCGTTGTGTTGTGACGATAGAACCCCGGAAATGATAGTTACTGCAAAGCACAAAATATGCAGTTGCCAGGTCAAAGGAATAAATGTCCTTGCTTATGATCTTGAGTGCATCGGACGGAATCTTGGCAAAACCTAAACGAACGGCCAGGCGTGCGATCAACTGCTCACGCTCGACGGGATCAGGAGATATGACTACGAATATTTTATTCTCTTTTTTTATCATTATAATGTTGTGTATATCAAATAAAAGACGTATCTTTATAGGGTAATAAATTGGGATAATATACTCCTATCGTCGTGAGTAGAAATGAACCCAGGATTTGGATTTTACGAACTTCGCGCACCGGCGAATAATTGTATAATCATCCGAAAACTCAAGTAATGCATCCGTCAACTCTTTCTGTTCCGTCTCTTCCTGAATAATCCAACATGCACACTTTATAAACAAGTCATAGGAGGACGCCTCACAGTGATCCATTACACGAATACTTCCGCATTCCGGAATGCTATCCAGCAGCAGGTACACTGCGTTATAAAAGCGATTAAAGCGCTCCGGATTCTCTTTGTATACGGATATCAATTCGTTAATATTGGTCAGTTTAAAAGAAGATAGGTTCATGGTATGTCATTTTATGGATTATAACTCAATTTCTGCTCGGGTTCCGGAGGGAGTGGGGGAGCATCCCGCTTGGGATCGAGCATTTCAATACTTTCGGCTACGATTTCAGAAACGGTTCGTTTCTGGCCGTCATTTGTTTCATACTTCCGGGTTGTGAATCTGCCTTCAATATACAGTTTGCTTCCTTTGTGGGTGTACTTCTCAATGGTTTCCGCCAATCCCCTCCAGGCTACGACGGGTATCCATTCGGTTCTCTCCGGAATCGTTTGACCGGCTTTGTTTGTATAAGCACGCTCTGTACATGCAATAGAAAATTGGGCTACTTTGATGCCGGTTTCAGTGGTACGGACCTCGGCATCACGTCCCATGTTGCCGATAAAAATACATTTGTTTACACTCATTGTTTTTATGTTTAAGTTAGAAAACGAGTTTACCTGTCGGTTGTGGTAACCGGCTATTATCTTCTTTCGGGATAGGTTGGGCTCCGGTTCCTACCGTAAAGTACTCTACACCTCCGGATTTATCATCTACAACCGCCTTCCCGTCCTTATCGACTTGAAAAGGTTTCCCGGTTATACTGTCATATTTGTGAGGATTGAATACATAACCTTTCCAAGAACAATACATTATAAATTTCTTCTTAAATGCGGTTGGTGATACAAACTTTCGTTGCTGATTGTCGTATTGGCAAAATGCGTCATATAAATCTTTCCGGGGTAAACGGACATTGAGATGTTCTTCTCCGGAGAAGTATTCATCAGCCCAGGAGATGAGGGTTTCACCCATTTCCTGACGCAGCTTTCTTTGCTCTAACCTTTCGCCGGGAGCCTGGACAACGCCATAAGTCAAATACAATTGGACGCAATTGGCCAACAGGTTCCAGGTAAGATTCCATTGTTCAAAATCCCACTCCGAGAAGAAGAGGACTCCGAAGTCGTCAACCGGCTTATGGGTATCGTTATAGAAATCGGAGAATGCAAGCAGCCACTGGCGGTCCGTGTAACTTGAACCACTGCCACGGATGGCATGGTTGGTAGCAATATACATTTTGGGTGATCGCGCAAATGGTAAAGTGATCCTTCTACCTCCTTTATAATTTACTGACCAATCCCCGGTAATGTTGGGGAACAGAAATTCAAAGTTGAAGTTTTGTAACACGTCGTCAATAAAAACGAGTTTAGTGTTTTCCTGAATGTCATTCCATACAAATTGATCATTAAAAAGATCAGAGCGTTTTCCGGGAATATAGGCTGTAGGAATGATATTACGCATCAATTCCCCTACAAGTGATTTCCCGGAACGGCCGTTACTTTCTCCTACTTCAGATTGCTTGCCATCCATGCCGATGACAGCTCTGGCCACATTATTGTCTTTCGCTTCCATAACCATGTATCCGATTGCACACAGTTTACTAAGGAGATGGATACGATTTTCATTCTCTTCTTCCGGCTCTATTTCTTCAGCAGATTTTCTCCAGGTAAAGTTACTGGTGTTGATCAGGAACTGGAGGTAATGGGATTTCTTACCGGCCTCTGAAAGTTCGTAAGTAAATGTGTTGTCTTGCCGGCTAAAAGTAACCAACGGTTTACCCAGATATTTGGCCGGTGTCATTTTACGTTGCTCTTCCCAGATGTGGTGTGTGATATTCTCGTAACCGAGTTCGCTTACAGAATCTTTTGTGACCAGCCAGCAATTTTTATCAAAATAGAAATACTGGGATTCCCGGTTGGGCTTAACGAAATTGGGCTGAATGAACTCAAGCAGGGATAACTTGTCCGGACCCACATATTGAGACACGCCTTTAATCAACATTTCATTTACCTCAGTCTTGCAATTATGCTTGGCAAACTGAAACAGGTAGTCACGGGCATCAGAGGCATCGATAGCACGAACGACAGGCGGTTCAAGGTGAATGAACTGATAACTCTTATCAATTCTCCGAAGACGTCCGAATCCTCTGTTTTGCAAGAAGTTTTGTGAGTTGACATAGCAGAACTCATATTCAATACGTTCATTTTGGCTACGATCATATTTAGTGACTTCTCTCCAGAACTTTTCATCATCGTCAAAAGGTTGTGCCAAGATTACTTTTCCATGTTCGTCGAATTTCCATCGATATCGGCCGAATAGGAACTCCGGCAGGTTACGCAGGAGGTCGGCATGACGCTCGGCAAAGACTTCATGAGAGTGGAGTCCCCATAATTCTTGCAATTTATGATCTGTCCAGGTAGTTACCTTGAACATCTCAATATATTTGCCCAAACCTTTCTTTTCATTGCATGCAAACTCGATATCGGCGGCCAGCTCTTCTTCTTTTCCACGCAGAGAATTTGCAAGCAAATCATCAAGGCCTTTGTCTCCTGCTTCGTTCTTATTAATGTGTCCGACGAATATTTCAACGAAGATGTTCCGGTTCTTGAGAGAACGCATATATTCTTTGAAATTTTTTGCTGCATAGAAAAAACAGCGGGGACGCTTTTCGACCTGATCATTGATCCGGATATTGGAGCTGATATCGTCCCAGTCCGAATCAAAGATAAAAGCAACCTCCTGTACCTCACAGGTAGAGATGATCTTCACCAGGTCTTCCGGAAGGGCACCGTAAAGACCGAGATTCTGTATACCGCTGACTGCGATTGAGGGAATGCCGTGCTTACATGCTTTCTCCGCTTTCTTTTCACCTTCCTGAATATAGAGACGGGGTATCTTTGTCTTTGATTTATAGAGACTGCGTATGCGCTCCGGAATATAGATCGGAGTACCGCTGCCACGCGGGGATTTGTATTTGTAAGGTTTACCCTCTTTATCAAGGTGGGCATCCGGAAACTGCCATCTGATACGATAATATTCTTGAGGAGTACCAACGTCCCTTCTTTTATTATCTTTCCGGGTGAAGACAACCGGCATTCCTTCCAGATCATAATATTCAATGATGACATCATCTCCCTTAGTGGTTAACATTCCTCGTTCATCAATGGTACCAGGACGGAAAGTACGTTGTTCGAATATACTTTGTGTATCTCCTGTCTTATATACCTTTGCTGTGACATCCTCAAAGGTAAGACCTGATTCAGCCAACATCCTGGCACAATAACTGTCGACATCGATACCTTTGGCAGCCTTGCTGCTTTTTTTCATCTTTTTTGCCGGCTGTTTCTTGATGGCCGGACGTTGATCGAGAATGACATTGAATTTTTTGGCAAGGTATTCAAGAGCATCATTGAAAGTCATTCCTTCAGCGGACATTAAGAAAGAAACCGAATCTCCACCTTTCAATTCATTGCATCCAAAGCATTTAAAGATTTGTTTGGCCGGACTAATTGAGAGTTTCTTTGCGGCTTTGCACCGGGGACAATCGCAATTGTAATTCACTCCGGAGCGTTTGAGTTCATGGAAGTCTTGTGCAACATCAAGCAAATGTCCTGTGGCAGCATCTTTGATACGTCTTATCTCATCATCATTAAAATACATAGTTCAAGGGATTAGTTACATGATCAGTTCTGTTTCATTGATTCGGGGTCAAATGAAACCATTTACAATGGATTGGCAGAGGACTGTTTATGGGAGATCGTACTCTTCAGTAACGGATTCGTTTATCACGCTCTGCAGAAGCTCCGGATCTTTATAGAGGAAGAGGACTTTAACCATACCGTCCTTTACAACTCCCATTTCCATCTCAATTTCTAAATTGTTTTCGTGGACCTTATCTACGATCCGGTCTACGACTTGTTTGTCTAATTCAATTATATCTTTAAACATAGTTTTTCCTTCCTTCTTATACAATTTTGAATATTAATCTTCTTCAACGAAAGTGTTAGTCGTGTTTATCACACCAGCAGAATCAACACTCTTTCCATCGCGGATAAACACTTTCTCACGAATTAGCTCTTCATAGTCATACTGTGACATTCCGATGACACACACACGACCATCAATATACAATTTACATTTCATCAATTCAGTTCCTTCAACTGGACCGATGACATCTATTTGCATTGTTCTTTTATTCATATCTATTCTGTTTTACTTCAATTTACGCATCAATAAAACATCACAATATGTATCAGCATCTATTTTTTTTGAACATATCGTTTTGATTTCAAAGCCAGCTTCAAAAATTTCCGTAAGCAGATTATCAGCTAAAAAAGAACCTCTTATTGCAATGTACTCCCCAGGCAGTGTTAAACCTGATATTTCTTCCTGTACCCAATATCTAACCCACGTATGTGCACCATAATTAGCAATATTGAAAATAATTTTTTCTATATCCATATTTGTATAGTTTAGAGGTATTTCTTTAGTTCTTCTCGATCTATAAAAAAGGCACATGCCATATACTTGCCTGGTAAACCCATTGTCTGGGCGAATGCATCATCTCCGCAAACTTTTTCAGTCCCAAAGCCAACGATTGAGCCGCGCGGATCATCTTTAACATCGACTATCGTAGTGGTCATTATCAAACCTTTATTGTCATCTGCTGCCATTCTCTTAATAGCATCCAGAATTTTATTACCATCACTATTCATTTCTTTATAGTTATGAATTAGTGTAAACACCTTCATCATAATTCTCAATCCGTGACTGGCATTCACTTATTACTTCCTTTAAAATATCCGCACACTCTTCATTTGAGTAACCTTGCAGCAGTTCATCAATATGCTGCATGATGTCATTTGTTTCCATACGCTTTCTTTGCCATTTTATTGATTAACTTTATTGTTTTATCACTCAACTTGCCATTAGCCGTTGTAACGTGCTGGATGGACTTATGTAATTGGATTCTGCTCATATCCTTATATGTTTTGGATTAATTATCTGTATACATTCATTGTATAGTCATCAGGATCGTCTATAGATTTTTCTCTATGCAGGTATAGCCTCTTTCGTGCCACGTATGAACGGGAAATAGTTTTTAAATAGTACTCCAGCATAGGAATCATTCTTTTTTTATTGATAATATCATCCAACGCCAATTCGGAAACAGCGTACCAAGCCATATCCAAAGAATACTCATCAGATAGAAGGAATCTTTTTTTGATATAATTGATTACTAATCCTTTCATGCTTTGGATCTTGGCGGCTATCGGTGCAAAGTCACCAGACTTATAACATGACAACACTAATTCTATGAACTCAATAGACTTTTTGTATTCCTGTAACACATCCACACGGGGGGAAGAACTTCGAAGAGCATTGATAACTTCTTTATTAAGCCTTTCTCTGGAAATCAGTTCCGGTTCTCCGGCTTCATTCATTCGGATAACGGCTTTTGAGGGTATATCACGTATATTTATCCCATGTATAGCGCAATATAGGACCCGGGGAAGTGTCGTTCTAATATGCAAACCTGTCTCCGTTCTCATTTGAACGGTATTTCTTTTTGTAGAGAGACATTGTATCTTTCCTCTACAAGTGCTTATAACAGCCCCGTTGTTTCTATTTATCTTATATCTGGAAAGGCCCGGTATGGCTAACCATTCGTCATTTTTATCCATGTTTATTTAGTTGTACGTTGATATTCTGTCTTCTATATTATCTCCTTCCTCCTCGAGCTGGAGCATTGTAGGTAATTTGATATTTTTTTCGCAGCATTTCTATGTACTCAGGAGTTACATTTTGCGGAGCAACAAGTACATGTGTGCGGTTATCAAGGCGAACCATGACCTTATGCTGCTCTTTTTGTGCAGATTGCATGCGCATTTGTGCGATAACTTCCGGATTCTCGTTTGTAAATAGATTAGCTTTCTGTCTCTTTGTTCGACTTGGAGACGGGCTTGGTGAATGTACTGTTTTCATAATGATAAAAATTAGTGTGGGCTTCCGGGAATCGAACCCGGCTTCAATGATTTTACATTGATATGCCTCCTTACATCAGGCCCATTTTGCCGGGATTCACATCCCGGCTCTTTTGTGTAACAAATCCCTAACCAGGGGCTTTAACCCTACGTGTGTCCTTTCACACGGCATTAAAAATGAATAAATCAATTAAACTTCTATGCTTGAGAAAATAAAGTATAACATATAACCGGATTCGCACCGGGCACATTCCTTATATGTGCTTTTAGTTAATAATATATGGTTGATATATAGAAGTTTTTCATCGTTTCTTAATAGGATAAAGCCCTTGCTCCGATTTGAGTTCCTAATTTATAGGCTTCTTGGGCAGATAAGATTTTTGTTTCCATATGTTGATTATATTTAGAGTGATGTTTAAGGGCTAACGATCAAAAATCTTAGTATTTATAACCTCTTCTATTTTATCTTTTGCAAGCTCTGGCACTTTTACAAGCCCGCTTCTCCAGTTATTGAAAGTATACAGAGGTACCTTGCATTCATCTGCCAATTTCTTGGCCATATTTGATGATTGACAAACAGGTAGGCTTCGGAGGTAAGTACGGATCGCCATAGCATCTTTCTTTTTTTTGCTTACTTTTTCTTCCATATTTATATAAATATTAAATTATTATCATTAGATTTATGATGCAAAGCTAAAATAAATATTAGTAACTAACAAATATTTTAGCTTAATTATTATTGTATTTTTTAGTTTAAATGATAACTCTTTGAATATGAATTTATTAAAAATAAAGGATTTATGTGAGCGTAAGGAGGGAGGGCTAAAACGTTTAGCAGAAGATATTGGTATGTCCGAACAAAACTTACATCGTTGTATAAATCTCAATAAAATGCAGGCTGGAGATTTAGAAAAAGTAGCTATTACATTGGGTGTGTCTATTGGGTATTTTTTTGATAATATGCCTGTTGCGAATCAATCCATTGCTAATGGGAACGGTAGTGCATCTTCCATATATGGCAATGTAACAGTTGGAATGATAGCTGATAAAGATAAGGAAATAGAACATCTAAAAGCATTGCTTGAAGAAAAGGAGAGGACTATTCAGATATTGATGGATAAAAATAAGAGATAATGAAAGATAAAGATTCGCTGGAGATTGGTGATTAAATAATTAAAATATTGAAATATGAAAAATTTAACCTTCAGTAGTCCATTTGTAGCTCAGGAGACTGTTAATTTATTGAATTGCAGTGCATTTATCATTCCGCCAGGAACCTCAACTGTCACTTTAAAGCCCTTGAAAGTCAAGCACTTTCTAGGGCTTATTTTTTACGGAGACCGTTTCGGGGACCACTTGAAAATTCGAGAATATTCTCCAATATTTCTTTTGATTATTTTTAGGATTCAGTTTACAGTGGAAGCACAAATGATTTAAAGTGATTTGCCATTCAAGAATCTCGTAGTCCTTAAGTGTTCTTTCTATTATATGTGATTTATATGAAGAAATATAGATTGAGGGGATTGTGTACCCCCTCTTCTATGGAAGACCAGCTAAGGGACCATAACTAATGTAGTTTAATTTGGTGCTATAATTAAGTAACCTGCCAAATCTTCCGGTTCATCATTCTTGGGTGCTTCATTTATAATATCCCAAACTAATGTTTTACCTACAATTGATTGTATAAAGCTAGCAAGGTTATATATATCCTCTAATTCTAATTTGCAGTCTATATTCCCAATAAATAGTAATTTACACTCTTTGCTTGCTTCCAGTTTGATAGAGTTACTAATTAATTGGCGAATAACCTCAATAGACAAATCAGAGAAGTTTAGTGACAAGATTATACTTTCACTATCTCTAATAACCTTAAACTTAAAAGACTTTACTCTCATTGTAGCTTTCTTTCTAATGGATTATGTTATCAGCTATGTTATCAAAACGTGCAAATTGACTGGAAAATTTTAATAAAGTATTTCCCGTCTTTCCATTACGATTTTTAGCAACTATGATTTCAGCCATACCGTGCAAATCATTTTCTTTTTCATCTTGGTATATTTTGTAATATTCGGGACGATGGATAAAGCAAATCATATCTGCATCTTGCTCAATAGTTCTGGATTCTCGTAGATCACTTAATTGAGGACGTTTTCCCTCAATGCCTTCACGTGATTCTTTACCACGATTTAACTGTGAGAAAGCTATAATAGGAATATTCAATTCCATAGCCAATGCTTTGAGCGAACGAGTAATTACGCTAACCTCTTCTTCACGATTGCTATAACTCATGCCACTTGTATTCATCAGTTGGAGATAGTCAATGATAATTAGCTTAACTTGATGTTCTCGTACAAGGCGAGATGCCTTAGTGCGAAGTTCTTGTATAGATAACGCTGGTGTATCATCTAGAAAGATAGGTGCATCTTCTATAATTTTTTCTGCATCATCCAATAAGGCTTGTTCTTTCTCACTATACAATTCTGCATGATTTATTTCCACGTTGCTTACATTTGATAAAAAACGATTCATGAATTGAACAGTGGACATTTCGAGGCTAAAGTAAGCAATAGGGGTTCTATTAAGGATGGCGATATTTCTCACCAAGGATATTGCCAATGCTGTTTTTCCCATTGCTGGGCGTCCACCAATCACAATTAATTCTCCTTTTTTCCATCCGAATGTAATTTTATCCAATTCAGTGAAACCGGATTGTATGGCTCTCTCACCTACATACTCATATTTGAATATACCCAATTTTTTCATATTCTTTTTCTTATTTAGTCTTAGTGTGAGCAAAGTAACTAAGACATATACGTCATTTTACGACGTAACTCTCGAAAAAAAGAAACCGCTACAACTTGACATTATAGCGGTTCTTGTTCGTAGTTAGTATGTAATTCTTTGATTTATATTTCATTACATGAGAACAAATGTTTTTTATTCCACATCATTATTCAAGAAAATATCCAATTTAGCTTCGGAAGTCTCTGCTTTTTTGAATAATTTCTCAATAGGAGTAATTTTCTTGCTATACCATTTCCTCATTTTGGAACTAACAGTTGCATACTGTTGGAGTATAGCCAACGTCTCGCTCAAGTTTTTACCCTCCAAGCTTAAAGTAAGGTATTCAGTTGTTGCAAGATATGCATTGTAAGCATTCTTGTGTATTTTGGGCACATTATCTTTATACCCTTGTTGACCTCTATAGTAAGTGTAAGAACATTCCACGCATTGTAAGTCGTCAGAAATCTGTTCTACCATTTTTTTCATCATAGATAAAGTATCATACTTCTGCATGAAGTCTCGACTGATTTTATCAATGTATTCACTTATCAATTTTACCGATTTATAATATTTTCCATCATTTTTTTAATCCCTCTTTCCGTGTATTCATTGCGTAGACGAATAACATCATCTAATTCTTTTTTATGCGTTTCGACCGCAGTCTCTAAAGCCGAGGATTTTCCACTACTCTCATATGCTCCTTTTCTACAATATACTACGTCAGGACGAACAAACTCCATTTCTTTTATATTCATGGAAACTTTTGTAGGGAGAATTTCTTGCAGCTTGTTATATAAGGAATCATACTGAAGTTCTAATAGCTTTTCTTTTCTTAATTGCTCCACATCATTTCCATTTTGATCTACTATCTTCTTAGAATATACTTCGTTATCTTTATATAAAGATACCTCATAATATTCATTTCCTGCTTCTCTCAGAACTTTTATAGATTTGGTTAAAGCACCATTATCATAACATTCTATCACATCTGTGCTTAGGTTCTCTTTTTGTGTGATAGTTTTGCCATCTTCCGCATAAAACGAAATGATATTATCATCTAGTTTCTCAATTAATATGCCCGTTTCGCTATATCTGGTATACTGAATTGGAGTTGTTATATTTCCATAGTTTCCTGGTGTCACTTGAAGTATTCCTTTGTATTCTATTTGTCCGTTTTGAAACCAGTTTGTGTTATATTGTTTGTCATCTACTAATTTTGCATGGCTTTTCTTTTGCCCTCTATTTTTGGCATCCGTGTAGTAGGATGTTTTCTCTATCATTTCATCTTCCTTATATATACATTCTTCCAAAAGATAGTGCCCACTACTTCCCAAATTATAATTCTTTTCCACTCCGCTCTTTTTCCCATTTAGATAGTTTGTGGATTTAGAAATATATTTTTCGGGTGTTCCGAAATATTCGATACATAATCCATGTAAAGCTCCATGATTGTAGTTTGCGGAGATTAGTAACATTCCATTCCTGTCGTATTCCTTATAGGAACCATGTCTTGTTCCAGTACCCGCAATTACAGTAAAAGACTCATGTAAACGGGCATTCCCCCAATCCCAATAAGTTTTTTTAGTCACAAGATTCTGCGCACTAGCTATATCAACTGATGATATTATAATGCAAATAAAAAATAAAATTCTAAATTTCATATTTTCCTTGATGTTAATTTCTTTTTTGTTGTATGCAATCTCAATTTATCTGTATGATGTTGGTAATAGGATTAGGCGTTGATTCCGTAATTTCCACATTACCGTCTATATCAATCGTTCCGATAACAGATTGGCTAGTACTATATTGAAAACCTGCAAAATATAACAAATCTGAACCCTCCATTGTATAAATGGAACGAAAATCAATGCCTTTGCTTGACAAGTCCAATTCCTTGATACTGTAGTTCTCCAATGCTATAATATCCAATTTATCCACAGATTTTCGTGCATATAAAGCATTTGCTGTCAAATAAGTGGAATAATCTGTATTGAAGAATCCGTTTAGATTAACAGGAATCTCAGTCAATGTCCTTGTTGCAAGTATATATTCATAAGTGCGACCATAAACATTTATCAGCATTGTAGCCCTGCGTTCATTCCATTTCACTTGTATGTCATTGGGTTGTGGTCTTCCCCAATAATCAAGAGATTCCGTCTCTGCCATAATTTGACTTTGGAGTTCTTTATTCTCATTTAGCTTGCTAACTACAAGTTTGTAAGATTCATGTTCTCCACTAACAGCAGTGAGATATAAATCTTCGTTGTCGTGAGATACAAAAGCATTTCCATATTCTGTGTGGGGGATAAAATTAGAAATGATAAACTGCTGCGTACCATACGACGGACGGATATATCTGTAACCATAGAAACAAGTTCCCTTATTGTTGACAACAAAAGAAAGAGAGTTATCTGCATACAATTCTAACTTTAAGTTAGAAATATCCTGTGTATGAATTTTATAAAGTCTTCCTCCACCCATATTGTTTTCCATGTTAGCCATGACATAGATATTTCCCTTATTGTCTGTTACGGCATTCTCTCCATTTAGTCCTGCACCTAAATCATATATCGCTTCTGTGGATTTATCGACAAGATAGGAATATCCGCCTATTCTCTCTTCGTTCGGTAGCAAGAAGCCATCTTCGTCATACGTTGGTCTGTAATTGATGTCCCCGCCTGTAAACATCAGATACTTTTTATTAATATCCCATATTGAAAATGAACCGCTTATTCTAATCGTATCACCCTTATTGTCAATCCACGATAATTCCATGTCTCTACCGTCTTTCTTAATCTGTCGATATTGGGCAGAAGAAGAACGGGTATTAGTTCCACTTGTATAGATATACTTTGCATCTTTGATATTCAACCCCACAATATCACCGTGCTGTGGCGGTTGGGACAGTTCATCATCATTACTGCAAGATACAAGAAAAAAGGCTGTACAAGCAGCCAATAAATACTTCAATTTCATAATACTATTTTTTTATTTTATTAGTAATTCTATCTGATAATCCTTTCAATCCTACTTCATTTAAGTTTTTCAACTTTGCTTCTTTTCCTATCAGAAGAGGGTGTTTAGGATAGCCTTTCGTGGTAGCTCCGTAGGCTTTGAAATGATGGCTTCCACTGAACAGGCTGATTATACCTTGTATGTTCTTACTTCGTTTCCGAATAACAGATCAGACAAATATGTCCGTTTTGTATCGTCAATAACCGCACCCCAAGCGCACCACACATCTGCCTGTTCAATGGTAGACAACAATTCTTCTATGGCTGCAAGATTGCGCAAATGAATCTCTATGTCGTAAGTATGGTCCGTATCCATGTTGTTCGGATTGGTTGCTCTTTGAGGGTAAACATTCAGCATATACCATGCTCCGTATTCACCGCTTCTTTTTGCATAGTCTTGCACCCTTCTCAGTGTCGGGTCAAGGAAGTTAGGCAGTGCCATGCTAGGATTGATACCAATGCAAACCAATACATTCTGTTTATCCGTATCGAATTGCTCACCTAATACATAACGCACGTCTGTAAGTTCACAGTCGTATTTTCTACGATATTCGTCCGACACATCATAGTTATACACCCAACCATTTTTTACTATTTTCTTACTCATAATCTCTAAAAGCCTTATTGCTTAGTATTTCTAAGCACAAAGATAAATCTTTTTTTCAACTTTACAAATTCAAAAACATGGTTTTATGAAATCAGATATTGATCTATTTGTCATTAATAGAATTAGAGAAAAGCGAAAGGAATTGAAAGTGTCTCAGCGTGGTATGGCAGAGATACTTGGCTGTTCTGCTGGTTTTATCGGACAAGTAGAGAGTGAAAACTCTGATACTAAGTATAGTGTACATCAACTCTATCTTATCGCAAAGGATTTTGATTGTTCTCCAGCAGACTTTTTCCCTTCTCTTGATTCTGATTTTTAATCCAGTTTTGCTTGCAAAGCTAAGACTATGGGTACGACAATTTCAGTCGGTGCTCGGATGTTTTTTTCATATTACATTTATCTGGAAAAAAATAACCGCTACATTGCTGTAACGGTTATGATATTATTTTCTTAATTTCTCAATTCTGCTTTATCTCTTCAATTTCGTTATCAGTGTCGATAATTAGATACTGTTGTAGTTGAGTGTCTGTAAATATCAACTTACTTTCTTCCTGTGTTATAATGCTAATCTCCTTTATTCTGGTATGTCCGACTACATGATGGTAGTTAGGGAGTGCGGATTTACTTAAAGAGTCTGGTCTAATCCATAATGGACTTTGATAGACATTATTTCCGGCAGCATCGCTGTTTATTTTATTGACGAAATCTAATACTAATGGATATGTTTGAAACAGATTGTTTATATCTGTATAATGTTGCATTCCTTTTTCTCTCATCCATATACGGCTTACACCTGCATGGGAAAACAGATAATTGTCATAGCAAACACACGCTTGAATTGTCTTTTCCCGAATCAGGACTATAAGTTCATCTTGTATAAGATCGGATAACCGTTGGGTGAAGCGGTTGCTTCTCACACCTCCGATATACTGTAAGTCATGGTTGCCTATTAGCAAATCAACGTTAGTATATTCTTCTTTAAAGTCAAGTATAGAGTGTAGATTTTCTAACTGTTCTTCTGGAGAAATAAGACTATGTTTGTCATCTACATAATCCCCAAGAAAGATAAATCTGTCCACATTCCCTCTTTCCTTATTGATAATATTCTTCCATTCTGTCAGTCCATGAATATCACTAATTATACATATTTTCATAAGCGTTAGTATTGGGATATAGCTTTTTGTAAGCGTTTTATAATTCTTTCTCTGAGCGATAATGGGTATAAGACTTCTACTTGTTCTCCGTAACTGATTATCTTATTTTCTAATTCCGGATTGATAATTAGGTGTAAAGTGACAATGTTTTCATCTATAGTTTGAGACTGGTGTAGTGGTAGAGCTTTCAGATAATGTAACATAGTATCGGAAAATCTTAGTTCCACTTTTTCTATTGGGGCATTTGGATTGTTATCCGGTTCATAGATTATCCCATATATTTGATTGAATTTATCCGCAGTCAGCTCCAATACTTTCTCTCGTTGAAAATGATTATCGGTAATAATAAGGTCACTAATCCTGTCAAACCCAAAAGTGCGAAAAGCTTTCAGTTCATCAACATAGGCAAACATATACCACATTCCTTCAAACTCTTTCAATAGATAAGGAAAGACTGTATATTCTTTTAATCTGCCTGTTTGATAGTTTCGATGTTCAAAGTGGATGCTCATTTGGCTCTGGATTGCTTGCAGTAAACGACCGATATTCTCAACTCCTTTTGCGTGAGGGGTAGGGCTAATAGATAAGTACTCTAGGAGTTTGTTTCTGTCTTTGACGGTGGAGAGAATAATATCAGAACTTTCAGCTAGTCCAATAAAATAGAGCAATTTATCGAAATCGAATGTACTATCTGTTTGAGCATAGTAACCATTCTTTTGTTCATCGTATATGATTTCTATATCGAAATTACTTCGTATATCAGCTAGATCTCTTTGAAATGTCCTCTCTCCAATCTCTACGTCATATCGTTTCATGTAGTCGAGCAGTGTACGCTTGCTGGGATAATCATTCTGTAGAATTCTACGAATGATTAGATAGTTTCTTCGTATGGTATTTTTGGTTGGCATAAATGTTTATATTTGTAGGTCAAAGCGATTACTGATATTCAATATCACTTATGGAATTAGAGTAGACTCTCGAAATAAGAAACGTTGTAATGAACAGTATTTGGACAAATTATCATTTGGCTACCACAAGAGTGAATATGCCCAAATACATGGTTACGAGGTTTGTATTTAGCAATCACATCTTTTAATAAAGAGCATCCAGTACCTTCATCCAGTACTCCTTTTGCTGGTCCATGGGTTATCAGAAAGTCTATGTTCGATGGAATTTCTTGTTTATGATGTAACCACGGGCGTGCTGTGATAGAATAGAAATGAATATTATCATACTTTATCCCAAAATCTTCCAGCAATGTAACACCTTTAGGGATTAGCAATTGTGCATCTTCTGGGCATAAATCGAACAACAGTTCATGATTACCAGCCACAAATATACGTAATTGCGCAGGTTGAGCAGCATACCAGTTGAGGAAATCGGATAATTCCTGTTCTTCTATACCTTCTACTCCGTCTCCAGCGCAAATCAAGATGTCAGCTTCTGACGGTATTCTCAGTTGAGAGTGCATCCCATGAGTATCAGAGAATGCGAATATTTTATGATTCTTAAATGGTATAATCATATTCTTTGTATTTTTAGACTGTAAATTTACGAGATTGCCAAATAGGAACAAACAATATCAAGTATAATCTATTTATAATCTTGAAATCTATGTTACACTACATATCCTAGAGGCTTGTTTATGATTATATCATCGTTGTATTGTAAATTACTCCCTCTCTTCTTTCTTTTTTCTTCCTCTTTTCTTTCTATTCAATAGGAAATTCAGATAGATACTTGGCTTGAAACAGGCAATCTTTTTAGCCGGAATATCAATCGGAGCAAATGTACTAGGGTTCATTCCTTTTCTTGCAGCTTTTTGTTTCACTGAGAACGTTCCAAAACCAATCAAAAGCAGCCTTCCATTTCTTACCATTTCTTCGGTAATGATTTCTATTACTGCATTTAGCACTTTTCTTGATTCAAACTTGCTTAACCCTGTTCTTTCCGCAATAGCATTTGTTAATTCTTTCTTATTCATGTATTTACAGTTTAAATATTACTCAATATATTATAGTTCTTATACAATTTATTGTTCTGCTTCCATAAGGATTGTCATTCCTATTTCTTTGGCTATTAAGTATTCTATTCTTGCTTCTTTGGAGGCTTGCCAGTTGTTAAGCAAGAAGATAGCTTCGCAGTCAAATAGGAGTTTTATATCATCCAACATGTACTCTTTCCATGTCTTTCCCTCAATCTGTGTGTTAACTTTTATAGGGTTAATAGGGATATATCCTTGTACAGTCAATGCTTTTTCTGCTTTATCAAATTTAGCTTTGGCTTCCTCTACTCCTAATTCTGTAATTTGTCCTGAAATGTATGTTCTCATTAGATTCTGTTTATAATTTTACATTCATTGTCTAATAAACATTTTCAAGAATTGTTCCGTTTTTGTATATTATGACGAGGCGTCATATCTTGTCATATAGCATGGATACTTAAAGCGGTTAGAAATAGAGGATAGGGATTATTGAATAGTATTTTTCTATAAATCAATTTTTGATTCTTTGTAAATCACTTTAGATAAAGAATTTCTACAATATTCTTTATATGACGCCTCTGTCATATATTATTCAATTTAAGTATCAATTTTTTATTTTATCTCTAATTTGGGATAGAATAGAATCGGCATTATGTTCTTGATTAAGAAAAGTCTGCATCATTGCTTTGATTTTCTTCATTTGTTTACCTAACGCTCCTTTGGTCTTGTTTGAGTAAAGAGATATATCTTTAATTTCTTGCTCAATGCTTCTCAAATCGAATTTGTGATAACGGATAATGCACCATAATCCATAGTCTACAATATTGTTTATTTGTATGGTATTAGATTTATGTGAGGTATCTGCATCAAATATCTTGTTGAATAAAGATAGTAAGATGTTTTTGTTAGTGTTCATTACTGAATGGAAATCTGTGTTGGAGATTTCTAACTCCTTCATTATTTTTCTTTTATTCTCTAATTTTATCTCAAATCGGGTTTTACCTTGAAAATAGTTGAGGATTGATTGCTCCGCACCTGTTTGCTTTAGGAATGTCTTATTCCTATATAATGAAATTTCTGCTTCTTTATTATAGATGGTTATTGACTCTCTGCAATCTACAGCTTTTACATCTTTAGTGAACAAAATTCCATCTGTGTATCTGTGCCATTTATATCGTCTATACTCTCCATTATATTGGTTGAGTCTATCAAGTATTTCACTAGTCAATTTTAAATCTACATCTTTGGTTATATGTAGCTTATTGAAATAACAGTTCTCAATAATCTTATCAATATCTAATTTGCAAATATTAAGGTTTTCAATGTTGAGTAAGCATTGCCGAAATGTTTGTGCGGAGATTAATAGTGGATAGTCTTTGAATAATATTTTAGATGAGAACTCTATCGTCATTCTTTTAGATTTGTAATTCACTCTAATATACAATTGAAAAGGAATTATATCTGTGTGTTTACGAGAATGAAATTCTACTTTTCTTGCTTCTCCACTGGCTAAGTCTATATCATTATCAAAGAATTCATCATTTACATCGGATATATACTCACTATAAGTAACGAATCTAACTGTGTCAAATGTAATTGTCTTGTCTAAATTGCTCATATTAACTTTTATAATATTTATTAGCAAGGTTGCCTGATTGAATTCCAAAACCCAACTTGTTAGAGCGAATACGGCAAGAGCCAGACTATGAATAGCCCAGCTCTTTCTCGTAGTAATATTTTGACTTCGGCTTTTAGCGGTGTTCTAAGTAAGCCGAGTTATCGTTTTGGATTCTTCCAAATAAGTATTAAACTTGCTATGCTGACAAGATTCTCTGAAACCATGAGGCATAAAAAGCAAATCGTTTTTTGTAGTCAGATGTGCTCTTTTACATGGTTCATGCAGTAGTTTATACTCTGACCACTTTAATATCTTTACCCCGGTAGGCTCTTCTGGTGATGTGCTTATATGATATATTGGCTCTTTTTTGTTTAATAAGACCCTCAATATGGAATTAAAACTCTTAGATGACCAAATTGTGATGTTTGTGTCCGACATTTCTATAACTTCTCCGTTAGGAATCGATAATCTATCGGATAAGATATTGAAGAGCCATGCAGTCTCTTTGTCGTTTTTCTTCTCAGAGGTAAAAAAATCACAATTACTGTTTATTGAGTAACACCGTGCTACCTTTTCTTTGCACAGTACATCTAGAATTTCTTGAATGCTCTCACTCTTTGATTTACTTTTGTTGTTCATAACTTAAAAAAATGAAATTAATAATATGGTTAATTGTTGTTAGTCAATGATTTAATGATGTAATCGCATAGGTCTAATCCACCAGCTCTTTCTTCTTCAGTTGCATTATCCTCTAATACGTCGTTTATAGAGTAGCTTGCAAAGAAGATATGTTTGGATATACCTTCAACTTTAGCTTTCCATTGCTGGTAACATCCTAAGTCGGGAAAGAAAATAACGTGCCTGTGGGCTAATACCTTGCATTTTTGTAAATTCAATCCTCCTAATCCTCCACTTGCGATGCAAACTAAATCCGGAAATATAATGGAGGCTACTATGGCTGTTTTTTCACTTTCAAAGACGGCAACAATCGCATTAGGATATTTTTTAAGTAAATGTTCTCCATAGAAACATTGCTTTAGTTTGAAATCAGCTTTTAGCCTATGCTCTTTCTTTAGGTAGTAATGAACCCAGTTTATCATATTAGGTCTATTTTCATCCTTGATTCTCTTTCCTGTTTGTTGATTATAAAGCATAATTTTTCCTGTACGTATTTGGTTGTTATAATCTCTCTGCCAGAAAACTACTGCTCCATTGATTCTATGCGAACCACCTAAATCGTATTTTTGTACAACGTCTTTGATTGCTTCTATGCCATAATGAGGGTCATTTCCTATTAATTTGAAAAGCCATATGGTAAATGTGTTAATGTATCGTTTATTCCACATTGATATCTTAACGTATTTTTCATCAATTATATCATAGTCTTTTTCATTGATATTAATTGGGGATTTTGGCTGCCTTTTTTTTCTGTACAGTTCATTCCTTTTTGTTTTTTCTTCTGGATGTTCTTGGAAATGTATTTTAGGGGGCTTATGAAAACCGCATTTGATAAGTCGATTGCACTTTCCTACATCTTCTGCAATGTATTCCATTGTAGTATTGTCTATATATCTTTTAAACTCACGTTTTCCACAGTTGGGGCAAATATGTATGAAACTAGCGCCCCTTCTGTTATCTAAAGAATAGCGATATTCTTTTTCCATATTCAAGATTATCATTTATTATCGTCATTATCGTAATGCTCCATACTGTGGTTATTACGATAATGACGATTTAAGTTATTAATTTTGTTTTTCTATAAATACTTGCCGTGCTTTCCCACCGATAGCTTCTACTTTAAATTTCTGTTTTTTAAGTAGTCGGGAAAATACTTTGTAACCAACTGGAATAGTACGAGTACGTGAGCAAAAGCTAGCATACTCGTCATACAGAAACTTTAACGCCATATAGCTCTTAGTACTATGAGTGTAATTTTCATATTCGAGAAATTCGGATAGAGGATTTACTTCTTCTACAAATTCGTTTAAGATTTTGTCGGAAGCAGCACATGGGGAAAAACGTTTTTGTTTGAGAATTTTTTGGAGACCTTCAAGTACCATATTAAATATGCCGGGGAGGTCAGTTTCGCAAATTTCTTTAGCAAGGTTTACGTTTACATCTTTGTCTTCTACCGTTATAGTGAATTTTAGAATTAAAAATCTACGAAGTAATCCTTGGGTATATTCAGAGCTTTCTTTAGGCAATTGGTTGGCATTATACATTTGTTTAGCATAATTGCACATCGTAATATGCTGCTTTCTAATTGCCCGTGCGTATATAGGCTCACCCGAAGTCATTTTTTTTAGTACGATGGGGTCATATCTGCCCCCAATGTCACTACCATAATTTAGTAGCTTGTTATGCAAGTCTATTCTGCAATATCCTTTATCCTTTGTAACCTCTTCTAGTGACAAATTGCATACATTTTCTTCACCAAATAATTTTCGTACTATTTCGTAGATAACAGATTTACCGTTTTTCCCTTCCCCGAGAAGTAAAAGAAATTTTTCTAGTTTTAAGTATTTGGTTAAGGTATATCCCAAATATTCAAATAAGATAACTTGCGATTCTATATCCGGAAGCATCTGATTTAAGAATGTATAAAATTTATCACATTTTGCATTTGGATCATAATCATACTTTAGGCAATAGGTCAATTTATCTTCTGGTCTATGTTCTCTAAGAATTGCGCCCGTTTCGTTCACTTCCAATGTCCCGTTGCGGAAATTGACGAGTACTGTTTCACATTTGGTTTCAGAAGAATCTTCTGGGGTGTAAGCTGCAGAGTGCAGTTGGTTATATAAGCGATCTCTTGTGCGATAGAATTGTGAATCAATGGAATCATAGTTCATTGCTTCTGCCACTTTTCCTAGAAGATATTTAGCTTCATTTTCTTCAAGATTCTGCCAATACACTCCGTTATATATGAATATCTCTCCTTTTATAATTGTTATATTGCGGTTATTTTGGTCAGCTATCTTTTTGAATTCGTCTATTGTTATAACTGTTTTTTGTATTACATTGGCTTTTTTACCATCCGGATTATTTGCAATCGCATCAAAATCGATGGGACGAGCGCAACTGATTAGATGTTCTATAACTTCTTCTGGACTTGAAGAGGTCGGCAGTATAGTTGGCTGAGTAGCTTGCTCAAAGTTCTTAATACTTTGAGTTACCATTTCAAGCATAGAAGTTGATTGTTGTTTAGTATCCATATCCAAGCCCTTCTCCCACGTTTAATTTGACTAAAGTAGCTTCAACTTCCTTTGCTTTGAAGAGAGAACGTCTACCAATTTTGTAACATACCAGAATCTCTAAGTTCACCCACCGATGTAAAGTTGAATAAGATATGTGTAAAAGTTCGCAGACTTCTTGTCTACTCATATAAGTATTAGTAGTGGATTTTTTTGTTGCTCTCTTCTGGGCATCGGCTAACTCTTCTTTGATAGTATTCCTTACCTGTGAACCGAATTGGATCATCAGTTCTTCTGGGTCTTCAAGAATAAAGATTTTCTTTTTCATCTGTTTTCTATTTTTTATTATTAATCGTTTTGATTTGAAGAGTTGCGCAACTTCAACGATGCAAAGGTATGGCAAAGTGCAGGTTTACAGGGGATAAGCTTATTCCGTAAAATGGCTGGTTTATTCTGAATTTCGTTAGTTTTATTCTGAGGCAAAAAAAAGGTTTATGTAGAAGTAAGTCGAATGCTTTAGGTAAGTATTTGATTTATAGAAATAAAAATGGCATACCGTGTGAGGATATGCCATCGTGTAGTTTATAAAATGGAATGTCGTTAGATTAGGGGTATTTTGCGATGAAGCCATTTATTTTTGTTTGCAAATCATGGCTCAATCCTTTTTTCTGACGATACTTTTCTTCAAGAATGAATCGAATAAACTCCCGTACTTTTGGATTTTCTGTATCCAATTTATCCAGTAGTTCTATTACTTCTATCCAATTATTAGTAAAAGGTGTTTCTTTATAACCCATTGTAGGAGAACGGAGATATTTTTCTGCTGTACTGTAGGTGGTTCCAACTAAGTTTCTGGTAAATTCAACGAAAGAAACTTCTTTTGTGTCAACATCTAAATAGTACTCAAATAAAGATTTGATAATATAAACTATTTGTTTTGTATCTATTTTATTGACTGAGGAATCTGTTAATAAAGACATGGCATTTCCAATGTGTTTTTGTAGCAGAATATACCAATGAATTAAGGTTTGATTAGTTAAATGTGAGATTAGCTCTTCGGAGAATCCACATAGCTTGCTGTTAAGCAGTTGAAGTTTGCTATTTAATAAGGTACTAAAGTCTGTAATTTCTTTCTTTTCAGACTTTGCGCATTCATACAATTCTTGGAATATTTCCTTGTCTGTAAAGAATCTGAAAAAATCATTTTTATATTTTTGATTTTTAATATGGGGAAATTCATCTATTCTGTAGTATCCGTTTTCAATTATGTTCTTTTTTAGGGGAGCGTTTAATGCATCATATCCAAGTATTTGTTTATGCTCTTCAAGAAGATACTTCTCCATCAAATCTTCGCATGACAACTTATAAAGTAGATTTCCATCGTAATATATCTGTTTGTTAAAGAGTTCAAAAGAACAGATTTCTTCATTGCATTGTTGATACCCGTTATTACTTATGAAATCCTCTATTTTTTCTTTGGAGAAGAAGCCTATTTGAGAAGTAATCATAAAAAAATCAGCATCTAAATGTTGTATTGCCAATTTGAAACAATCAAGGGAAATTTCAAGATAGCCCAGATACTCCCATACTGACTGTAGAGGGAGTTTTATTTCTTTCTTGGGAAATTCTGCCCCATCATACTTTAGTAGTTCTTTTAACGTTGTTGAATCCATAATATAATATTTTGTTCTAAGATACTGTACTTGCTTTAAACCATCAACATTTTGGTTGTAAAACTAGATTGTTGATCTGAAAAAATCATGATTTAATAGCATTTTTGCATTTTCTTCCTTGGTTATTCTAACGTAACGCATGAAGCTACTCTCGGTTTTATGTCCTGTAATCTGCATGATTGCTAAGGAGGGGATCCCCTTCTTTGAAGCGTTGGAAGCAAAACTTCTTCTTGCTGTATGAGATGTTACCATTTCGCATTTTTCATAGGTAACTTCTTGCCGTATTCCTCCTTTTGTTTCCATTATATTAATCTTTTCAGTAATTCCAGCTTTGCGACATATCTTTTTAAGCATACGATTAGTTGCTTGGTTACATTGTATTACAGGGGGCTTATTGCCATATTTCTCTAAGATGATTTTTACAACGGGATGAATTGGGATAACAACTTTTGTGGCTGTCTTTTGAGTAACAATTGTAATAGTCTCTTCTTGGAAATTAATATGCTTTGCTGCAAGACGGGCAATGTCACTATATCTAAGTCCTGTATAGCAACTTATTAGAAAGCCATCTCTTACCTGTGCTTGATTGTCTGGGAGTTCTAAAGTATAGAGTTTCTCTAATTCGCTTTCATTCAGATAGATTGATTCGGCATCTTCACGAAACGCTTTGAAATCTTTTTTCTTGAAATCATCATTGATGGTATATCCATTCTCGTTTGCATATCTCATAAACACTTTGATGTTTTTTATGAATTTACCGATTACACTAGGGCGATACAACCCACGAGAGTGCTTGGTTTCGTTTAAATAACTAACAAAGTCATTATAGAAGTCCATATTAATAGATTCTAAAGTTAATTTCACGTTACGATCTTTTGAGTATCTTTTCAATGCACTTTGCGTTGAAACGTAGTTTCGTATTGAACCCGGAACTAGCTTTGCCCCCTTATCATTTAAAATTGAACCCTCTCTGCATAAGGTTATGAAGAAGTCAATATAGGAAATGAAATCTGTAAAGGTGCGTTTGCTTTCTATTTGCACTCTATTCAGCTCTTTCATCATTTCAGCTTTCACTTGGTCTGCCATTGGTTGTATGTTGTGTAACTTGAAGTTTTCCATTACCCAAATGAAGAGATTAAGTGTTCTTTCTATCTCTTTATTGATATTACGCAATTGTACCTGCAATAATGGATTTCCTTTTAAGTTTGGATTCCGCTTCGGATCTTCGATTGCTCTTCCTGTGGCGTTATCCCAATGGCATGGTTTGATTTTGTATTCAGCCGGAAGGTGAATGTTTAATCTTACCTTATTAATAAATACACGCATTCTTATTGCGGAGAACTCTGCATTAGAGTCTTTAAGAGAGAATTTAGGATTTGCTACGGTGTAGCATGTTTTAATTTTAATCATATATTCAACGTATTAATTATTCCATTATTACTTTTCAAGGGTCGTTCCGTTACATTCTTATATGACGAAGCGTCATGAGTGATTTTCTGCTGCTTTTTATCTGATTGCAGAATATGACGCTCTGTCAAATGATCGGACCACTTGTCAGTAACCTGTTCACAAAGATTGCACCTCCGTAGCGTGCCAAAGTGCTTACTTTGTCTATTAAATTAAACTTGTATGATGTATAATTGTCAGATAATCAATGTGATGTGTTGTCTTGTACTAATAAGTTAAAGAGTTAAGAAAATACAATAGAAATACACCTATTAACATTTCTTTGTTATTGTGTCAATTTGACACTAACTAGAAAACTCTTTATGTCTTTATGGCAGAAGCCCTTGTTTGATAAAAAAAGCATATTAAATTAATGTTTAGGTATAAGTAATCTATTCTTTTGTGTCACAAAAGTTGAAATTCTGGTTTGTTTTTCTTAACTTTGTATATTGTTATAACAAAAATATTATGATAATGAAAGGGTTGGATTTAAAGCTTGCTAACGAGATTCGTTTAAAACTTATAGAGTGTGCTGCTCAATCAAAAATTATATGCTATAGTGATCTTGTTCCTAATGTACTATGTGACAATCGGCATATGAATCATTTGAGTAAAATTTTAACTTATATTTCTGAGGTAGAATGGGAAGATAGAAAACTGTTATTGTCTTCTCTTGTAGTGCAAAAAGATACAAAAATTCCAGGTATTGGATATTTTGAATTATGTGCTAAATTAAATGTTTCAACAGATTATAAAGAAATGCAAAATAAGTGTTTTGAATTTTGGAGAAAAGAGGAAAATAGAAATAACTTTAAATGAGGATTTAGATATCTTTTATTTAAGATTATGAATTATACTATGTCGGTATGCTATATTTACAAATTGTAATTTGGACATTATTAGTTATTTTAGGGATTTCTTATATTGCAACTTTAATAACACCCTTAAATACAGCGGAAAAGGATGCGAAGATAAGTTATTTATATCTTTTGTCTTGTGTTTTATCATCTGCTATTTTTGTTCTATTGAAAGAGCTGTTTTTGATAGATACGGCTGTTTTTGTTTGGAAAATTTTATCTATTATTCCTCTTTGCTTAATTCTAATAATTTGTTTTTTTTTACAAAAGAAAGAGTGTTAATAATATTTTTTCATTTCTCGGGGTTCTGTTATTGGGAATTATTCCTTTCCTTATAAATCTTAACATAACTCCGTCGGAGGTGTTATTGCCATCGTTAAAGAATACATATTCGTTAGATGTTATAATAATATCATTTGTTGCTTTTGCTGCTATACTTTTATATATGGTAGCTCGACTTTTGATAAGAAAGAATCGGACAATATTGGAGTCTATTGAATATTTGTCTAATATTGTGAAAGATGCTGAGAATCTTAATTCTAGCAGGATTGAATCTTTTAGAAGTCCATATGAGAAAATGTTATTAGAAGAGTTAACTTCAGTTACAAATGATTTTAGGAGAACTTTACATAAAACCTCGTTGGATTTAAGAACTTTAACCGATGTTTCTTCAATAGTCAGACAGGGGAATAATAAGCAATATGATGATGTTCGTCCTTTATTTTATGAGATCAAAGGTGAAATAGAAGAATTAAAAGATGCTTTTGCTACTTTTTCATCATACAAAGATTCTAAATTTGATATAGCTGGGTTTAACAATTTAGATATAATAAGAGAGTTAAATCACTTTCTTGCTACTCCTTTTTCATCGATTGTAACTAATGGGGAATTGCTAAGAAAGCAAATACTACAGAAGAAAAACATAACAAGTGCAACATTATATATTGATAGAATCATTAGTAGTGTTCACTTATGTCAATGTGTGATTAAGGCATATCGTGAAATAACACAGGTTTCCAACTCTTTTGTAGATTCATCTCAAACCATAAAGCAGGGTTTATCCGCAGCTTTTGATTTATTTCAATTAGAATATGCTAAGCCAAATTTGAATTTTCAAATTGAAGCAAATGATACAGTACCAGGATATTCTAATAATTTAATAATATCGTTAATGTCGCCATTATTGCAAAATGCAGTATGTGCGTCTCCTGATTATGGATTTATAGAAGTTGCTATTAAGGAACAAGGTAGCTTCTATAGTATAACAATAACAAATATATGTATAGATAAACCAGATGCAAAGTTGTTAAATACGGTAGGTTATTCTTCTAAAGAAAATCATACAGGTACAGGTCTGCTAATTGTAAGGCATCTTCTTCAGTTAAGAAAAAGTGGAGAGTTGAATTTTGAGATTAGTGATAATAAGATTACTTTCGAAATAAAGCTTAATAAAATATATGATAAGTAG